CAGGAGTCGGAAGCGCAGGAGACGGCCGACCAGGAGTGATGATCTTCGGGTTCCTGGGGCAGGCTACTTTGCAAGCCCCAGGAACCCTGTAGTACGGAGGAAGTCTTCCACATGTCGACCACACCAGCAGTGTTGGACATGATGCTCTTCGAGGCCATGTTCTTGGCCGCGTCGGCGGTGCCCTTCGCCTTCTTGGCCGCCGCGAAGCCTTCACGGGCCTGCTTGCCGGAGGCGACGTCGCCGACCGACTTGAGGAAGCCCTTCACCTTGCCGCCGGCACCTGCGGTCTTCTCGATCTCCTTGAGCTCCTTGACGTAGGAGTGGGCCATCACGCGGCCGAGGTAGTCGGCCTCGGCGAGCTTCTCCTGGGCCTCCTCGTCGATCTCGGCCGAGGTCTTCTCCTGGCCCTGATCGACGTCGTCGTCACCGGAGCCGTCGAGAACGGACTGGGCAACCGCCTCCAGGTCCTCCTCGGTCAGCCCGTCGGTGTCGATCTGGTCGTCGTTGGCGAGGCCCTCTGCGAGCTCCGCTGCGGCGAGCTTCTCCAGGTCGGCGTCGGTGGTCTGGTTCGTTCCGTAGATTGCTGCGAGCTTGGGATCCATGTGTTGTTCTCCGTCGGTTTTGAACAGCGTTTGGGTGAGTGGCCGTCTTCGAGGTCAGAACCTCTGGGCCGAAGGATCCTCATCCGTGAGGAGTCCATGGTTGTTCGCCGCAATCACTTCTGCAACTGCGGTGGTTGAAAGCAGGCCACGATCCGAGAAATGAGCGCCCGTCATGTAGGCTACCGAGTCGTGGGTCACGATGGGGGCGGCGCTGGCAGTCTTCGCGAACATGTTCACCAGTCCATCTCCCAGAACGACTTCCCGCAACTTTGGGTCACTCTGCACCATCTCTGTTGCCTGCGACATCTTCATCATCAACTCACGCCGGTAACCATTGTATGCGGCGCTGATCTTGTCTAGCAGAGAATGCTTGACGGTTGAGGGTGTGGGAAGAGCGTTTTTTGCCTCCTTCTCGAAAGAGGCGGTTCGAAGCAAGAACGAAGACCCGAAAGCAGTCCTATCCTTCACCAGATCGCTCAGGAGAGGAACAACTGTCTTTCGAGCGTCTTCGTCGAACTCGATGAGAGAGTGAGAGACCGAGGCGACCTTCTGGAAGACCTGGTTGTGGTGGAGGAAGTCGTCCGCCGCTTCCACCTCTCCCATCTTCGTGAGCACCAGATGTTGGAACTCCTCTGGCTTGAGCACGAAGCCCATTGAGGAGACGGCACCCAGAACAGCCGACAGAGGGTGGGCCGACATCTTCTTCAGCTTGGCAGCCGGGATGGTCGGTTCCTTCTTCTCCAGACCCTGGAGCTTCTTCATCGCGAAGGAGCCGCTCGGGACGCTCTTCAGGATCTCGGCGAACTTCTTCTGCGCCGTCTTGGGCTTGCCGAACGCCTCAGCCAGCTTCTCCATGTCTTCTGCGATCTCGACGGAGGCCACCTTCTGCATCCCCATGCCGGCGTAGAACTGAGCCCCGGCATCAGCGGAGAGTACACCAGAGTAGCTCGGGACCCACAGCCTTGAGGAGGCCAGCTTCATCATCACCTTGGCGGTCTTGTCGGCTCCAATGAAGACGAAGCTGATGTCGAAGAACCGGGGGAGGGTGTTGATGACGTAGATCTTCCGGCCGTCCTTCAGGATCTTGTTCGGGCCGTACTTCTCCCTGTCTTCCGGACCAGGGCGCATGTGCTTGCAGTAGTCGTCCTTCGTCTTGCTGTGGTTCCCACAGATGGAGCAGACGTCGAAGGGCACCTTGCAGCCCATCGAGACATCCGGGAACTCTCCGGCGTCGATGCGGCTGATGATGCCGTCCGCCTGCTCCAGCTTCGCCTTCTCCCTGTCGAGCTTGATGACGAGCTCGACCCTCTTCATCCGAGGGTTCAGGACTGAGACGATGGGGACGCCGAACGCCCGCTCCGGGTCCTTGTTCTTGTGGTGGGAGAAGGCGTGGGCAGCAAGGAAGGTCTTGTACCCGTAGTCGTCACCCTCATGAGCCAGGGCGTTCCACGGGAAGTAGTCGGCGTTGATGTTGGAGCCGAAGAACTCGCCAGCCCCCAGGGCGTTCACCAGGACGTAGCAGTACTTCTCACGATCAGCCTTGCTGATGCCAGAGACAGCCCTCTTGAGCTCATCCCCTGTGTCAGCGAAGGGTGAGGCTCCGGCGGTCTTCTCCATGCTCCCGAACAGGGACTGGGCGAAGATGCCGGACTCGGTCCTTCCCTGGAACTGGAGATGCTTGATCATGAGGTGTTACTTCTCCGACTTCCCGGAGTTGAGGTCTGCCTTCGACGAGCCGAAGCTGAACTGCTTGCCCTTGGCCTCGCGGAGCGTCTTCCGGGCGTTCAGGAGGTCCTTGATGACCGTCACCTGGTTCTCGGGGATCTCCGACATCGACTTGAGGATCTGCCCACCCAGCATCGGGTCGGCGGTGAACTCCGGGGCGTACCGGTGGAGGGTGTTGAAGGAGTTCAGCAGCGTCTTCTTGTCCACCGAGCGCTGGAGCTCCGGGTTGTTCAGCATGATGGCCCGGAAGTTCTTGCCCTTGGTGAGGCCCCTCTTGGCGGCGTCGTAGAGGTCACCCGCCACCGACGCCCCCAGGCCAGAAAGGGCGGCCCCTGCCACACCCAGGCCGAACTTCCCCCAGTCCGCACCGGCCATCTTCTCCATGGTGTGGTTGGTGATGTGGGAGATGTCGTTCTTCAGCTCGTCGGCGAAATCCGACTCCCACCGCTCCAGGACGAAGAGGGCGTTGGCCGTCTTCTCGACGGCGGCTGGATCGGCCTCGAAGGCTGCTGCGAGGAGTTCGTTGGCGTTCATGTCAGGCCCCTGGGGGAGTGGGTGGTCTCCCGAGCAACTGCTGCTGGGAGTTCGGGTCGAACCCGGATTTGAATTCCTTCGTCTTCTGGGTCACTGCCTGACCTGCAGACAGCCCCGTCATCGCCACACCCGCCGTCGCCAACGGGTTCTTGAGCATCTTCGACCCCACCGCACCAAGGAGGCCGGCCTCCTTCACCTGGGCGACAGCGCGGAGCTGAGCAGCCCGAGCCGCCAGCTTGGTGAGGTGCTTGAGCATGTTGCCTCAGACCTTCTGGAGAGCGGTCTTGATGTAGTCGTTCACCTTGCCCAGCTCGGCGTCGACTTCCTTGAGGCCGTGGGCGATCTTCTCGATCTCGTTGGCGGAGGCCCGGATGGTGCCGGCCGTCTGCACCAGAGGGTGGTCCGGGTTGATGGAGCGGTGGGCCACCTTCTCCAGCCCCTTCATGTGCTCCTTCAGGACCTGCACGCTGGCCACCTTCTCGGTGACGAGGCGCATGATGACGGGGGTGAGGATGGTGTTCGTCTGGGTGGCGTTCCCACCGGAGGCAGAGGCGGCCTTCGAGATGTCGGCGAAGGAGCCCCCGTTCAGGATGTGGCGCTTGGAGAGCTCGTAGAACTCCTCCGAGGCCTCCTTGTGCATCAGGTCGAACTGTTCGCCGGCTGAGCTGAGGTGGTCGCGGAGACCCTTGAGCTGGTCCTTGGCGCTCATCACCTCGCTGATGGCCGTGTCCTTGGAGAACGTCAGGTCTTCGGCCGTCTTGGCGGTGAACATCTCCTCGAACGCCTTCTCGGCGACTGACCTGGCGGAGCCGGCGGAGGCCGTCTTCACCATCGAGGTCTTCTCCTTCTTCTCCGGCTGCTTGCTGTAGTCGGAGTCCACCTTGGTGGTGATGGTGGACTTGGTGCCGTCCGAGAGCTCCTGGACAACACGATTGGGGTCAGCCAGGTCGAACTCGGGGTAGCTCTCCTTCGCCCCAGCCGTCTTCGACTGGTCGTGCTTCGCCAGGTAGACCGCCGTGTTGGCGAACTCGCAGATCCGCTTGATCTGCTCCTGGTTGATGTCATCATGGGCAGCGGCCAGCTTGGAGACGCTCTCGTTGAGAGAGATCCCCTTGTCCATGTAGATGTTGGCAGCCTGCTTGCCCATCAGCTCCAACACGTCCGGAGAGATGTTCGCGTGCTTCTCATCCCTGGCCAAGTCGGAAGAAAGCTTGTCAATCATGGGTCGTAGACTCCCTCGCACCAGAGATGGTGTAGCGGGTTCAGAGTAGACTCTCAGGAGGCCACATGGGAAGCGCCTTTTACTCGTTCGATGAAGCTGCCAGTCGTCTTGGCCGGGCCAAACGCTCAGTCCACGACTACGTGAAGAAGGGGTTCATCAAGAAGCGCATCGAGCACGGAGTCCCTGTACTCGACAAATCAGATGTCGACCAGCTTGCTGTTGAGCTCGGTGTGGACCTGCCGGCCATGAACCGGCACTCGTTCTTCCAGATGCAGTCCCGTCTTCAGAAGATGGAAGAGCAGATGAAGGCGGTGATGCACGCCTTGGAGCTCAGGGATGCACCCCCACTTCGCCCAGATGCCGCCATGGCACAGGGTCTCATCTCGGCCGTCACCACCTACATCCACATCGAGGGCAAGGAGACTCACTGGAACGACGCCTTCATGGAGCAGTGGATCGACATCCTGGAGAGGGTCGATGAGGAGACCCTGAACACTCTGGCGCAGGCCTCTGGGAACCCACAGGCCTGGACTCACTTCTTCAGGTTCTGCGTGGCCATGCTGGACTTCTGCGTGGCCCAGGACATCAAGACCCCCTCCGTGACCTGGCAGTTGAGGGCAGGGAGGCTGGAGGCGGCCCGGAAGCGGCTCCGGGCGGTGGTTGTCACCTGGGTCGAGATGGGTCGTGGTACCTTTCCGGAGGCTCTCCTGGACACCCTGGGGACTCCCAGGGAGGCGCTCCTCCGCCAGGTAGCAAAAGGGGGAAGGGGCTCGGCATAAGGGTTTAGAACCAAGAGATATCCTTTTGGTCCTATCCCCCAAAGGGGAGGAGAGCACCCGATCATGACCAACCCCCAGAAGCAGCAGCACCCGCAGCACCAGCAGGCGCAGCACCAGCAGTCTGCTCCCGAGGCCGTCGTCCTGGAGGTCAACACCTCCTCGACTCCCGCCCCGGTGGCCTCCGAGGCCATCCAGGTCCCGGCCCGCCCCAACGGTGCCGTCCCGACCGGGCCCCAGCAGTACGCCCACCCGCAGGTGGTTCCGGCTGACCAGTTCCGGGTCATCGCCGGGCAGGGCAAGCAGATGGTCATCGACACCGGCACGCACCCGGGCATGACCGAGTTCTACGCCAAGATGGCCGAGGCCAACGGGTTCCACGCCCAGGCCGCCGCCATCCGTGGCCGCCAGCTCGACACGAGCACCAGCGCCAGCTTCGGCCGGCTGATGGACAAACGCATCGAGGTCAAGGACGTGGTGTACGTCGTCCTCGGCGCGACGCTCGCGGTCCTCTTCTGGGAGGGCCTGGCGTTCAAGTTCGACCTCCCGCGCATGGGCTGGTTCGATCCGGCCAACCCGACCGACATGGTGAAGCTGAAGAAGTAACCAGAAGGACGGAGGGGAGCGGCCAACACGGCCGCTTCCTTTTAGTCCTCAGAGACTGCCGAGTTCGTCTTTGCCTGTGGGTTGAGGACGTCGAAGCGGGGGATCTTCAGCATCGAGACCAGGAAGCAGAGCAGGATGGAGTGGAAGGAGTCGTCCGTGCAGTCGGGGCTCTTCTTGTACTGAATCTGCCGGGTCTGCTCGTTGTACTCCGAGAAGATGTTCAGGAAGTCCTTCGAGAACGGATCTTCGAACTGGTCCCAGTCCGGGAAGCGGAACACGTCACGCCGCTTGATGGCGTTGAACATGTCGGACATCACCTCGGTGCGGTGGACCAGGAAGCGGTGGAGGTTCTCTTCCCACTTCACCTTGGTAGCCGGCTGCGAGTACTGGTACTTCCAGATCTTGTCCCTGCCGAACTTCCGCTGCAGGTGATCGTTGCGATCGAAGCCACCGCCGTAGTCCGTCCCCACCACCTTCACGCCCCAGTTCCGGATGATGGTCTCGATGAGATCGAGCTGCACCTGCGGCTCCATCTCTGGACCCTCGAACCGGTGGATGTAGAAGATGGTGAACTTCTCGTTGATGTACGCCCCGAGAGACAGCACCGTGAAGGTGTTCTCACCCGTGCCCCAGTCGATGCCTGCGAAGATGGGGGAGGCGTGACCGAGGTGCGACTTGATCTTCATGACCTGGGCTTCGGTCATCAGCAGGCCCGGCTCGCAGTTGTCGATGACGTCCTGGCGGGTGAGGGGCCTGGTGCCTGAGTCGTAGGAGAGACCGAGCACCTCGTTGTGGAAGACAGCCTGAGACTGCTTGGTCCTCTTGTCGAGGAGCTCGTGCCAGTCGAGCCACGGCACCATGAGCTGAGGGACCCGGTAGCCCTCGAACGGCTGCTTCAGCTTCTTGTAGACGCCGGGGTTCATCGACGCCCACTGGGCGTGAGGGTGGATCGAGTTGATGGGCCCGCCGCACTTCGAGCAGATGAGCCCTTCGAGGCCCATGTTCTCTTCGCCGAGGATGTTCCAGAACCAGGTGCTCGGGTCTCCTGGAACGCCGTGGCGCTCACACGGAACGACCCACTCGTTCTGGGTGGACTGCTCCGTCCAGTACTTCTCCAGCGGGTTGTCGAGGGACTTGGGCGTGCCGGAGTAGAGGAAGAGCTTGTACGAGGAGTGGGAGGCGCACTCTTCGATGACCGGAAGGTTGTCGGTGATGATGTCCTGGATCTCGTCCACCAGGATGAAGTCGGCCGGGATACCACGGACGCGGTCGGCGTTGTGGTAGGCGTACCTGAGGGTGATCTGGCTTCGGTTGACGAACTTCTTGAGGAAGACGTTGTCGCTGAGCTTCGAGGTCGTCCAGGCCTTCAGACGTTCAGACGTCTCCACCGGCTCCCTCAGACGATCCTGACTGAAGGTCTTCGTCTGGAGGTTGGTCGGGGAGACGTAGAGAACGTTGAAGGAGTTGATGATGGCGCAGTACGAAAGGCACTTGTTCCCGAGGAGCGTGCTCTTCTCGACCTGGCGTCCACACTTCAGCAGCACTCTCTTCGTCGGGGTGTCGTACGGGAGCCGCAGGTACTTGCGCTGATCGAACGAGAAGGGGACCCTCTTCTGCAGGACCTTGTCGGGGACGGTGATCGCGAACTCGACGAACTTCGACGGGGCGACGTGGATGAGCTCCGCCTGCTTCTTGGCGACGACATCCTCGTCGATGAGAGCGTCATCGACCTCCGGCTCGTAGTCCCACTCCTCTGGGATCTCTGGTTCTCCGCTCTCCGAGATGACGACGTTGTTGACGAACTTTCGCTTGTACTCTTCCGCCGAGACTACATTCCCACCTGAGACAACGAACATGAGTTCCTCTAGAGCTCCACCACCGTTGGCCTGGCTCTCTTCGTTCTGCACCTCTACTGGTGCAGCTCTTGGCCAACCTATGGTCTTCGATGTTCAACCGACCGTCAACCCACTCGTGTACAAGGTCACTGTCACCTGGCCTGAGAAGGTAGCAGGTTCTCTCTCGAATCAGGTGTGGAACTTGATGCAGATGTGGATGACGACAAACGACTGCGTGCAGAACGGCGGAGTCATTCTCACAGGTACTTCCCTCACGGCGCAGATCATCGTCAAGCGTCGAATGGGCAATCCCAAGAACGAGTCTCCTTGAGGAATAAGGAGCTAGGAGGAAACACCTTATGGCTGACACCATTCGAGGGGGTCTCGATGAGGTTGGTTGGGGCGCTCTTGCCGGCCCGGTCATCTCTGTCGTTGCCCTCCTGCAGGACTCCGCAGTCCCGATGCTCCCACCAGGGGTGAAGGACTCGAAGAAGACGACGGAGGCCCAGAGAAGCGCTCTGTACCTTCCGTTGTGCAGGATCGTCGTAGACGTTGGGATCGGGCACGCCTGGCCATGGGAGATGGACCAGTACGGCGCAGGCGTCGCTCTTCAGCTCTCGTACAAGAGGGCGCTGGAGGATCTCACCGTCGCTGTCCCGGAGATTCTCTACGTGGACGGCAGCAACCCAGTGAAGGCCTGGAAGGGCCAGCAGATCGTCGAACCGAAGGCGGACGACACGTACAAGCAGGTGTCCATCGCCAGCATCATCGCGAAGCACATCAGGGACACCATGATGATCGACTACGCCAGGGAGCGCCGCCAGAAGGGGCTCCACGACTACGGGTGGGAGCGGAACAAGGGCTACGGCTCCCAAGATCACATGGAAGCGATCGAGAAGTACGGAATCATCATCGACGCGAACGACAAGACCACAAGCCACAGCGGCTACCTGCACCGTCAGGTGTACTGCCGCAACATGAGAAAAGGGAAAGGAGGGTGAATGCTGGACAGCAAGATGCAATGCCTCTGCTGCGATCGAGTCGTCTTGGTTGACTCGGAGAAGTGGAAGGCGAAGGAGATGCCCGTCGCCCTGTGCCCGGAGTGCGCCAGGACAGTGCCGATGGCCACGGTGAAGGTGCTCTACGTGATGCGATCTCAGATCGCGACGATGTCGAACGAGCTGCAGCTCATCAAGAAGGACATCGGAAGACTCTTCAAGGCGCAGGAAGAACTGGAACAGGACCTGGTGGCCGCATGAGCAACGAGAAAGTGGTTCGAGTCGGAGTCGCAGTCGTCATCCGGAACGAGGACGGAGACATCCTCTTCGGCCTCCGCAAGGGAGCTCACGGACCAGGCACCTGGTCCCTCCCTGGCGGTCACCTGGAGTTCGGTGAGGAGGTCGAAGACTGCGCCCGCCGTGAGGTGCTGGAGGAGACCGGCCTCAAGGTGGGGAAGGTCGAGATGTACACCTGGTACCCGTACGCCAACACCCACTTCCGCGAGACGGGGAAGCAGTACATCACCCTCTACATGGAGGCCGAGTATCTCGACGGTGTGCCGGTGGTCATGGAGCCTGAGAAGTGCGCCCGCTGGGACTGGTTCAGTCCGTTCGGGCTCCCGAGCCCTCTCTTCGAGCCGATCGAAGCCGAGAAGCTCTTCGGGAACGAGTAGTGAAGTTGGGGCTCTTGCCCCTTCTTCTTAGCCATCAGCGCACTCCCCTGGGTTCGAACCAGGGACCTCCCGGTGTTCTGGGCGCTCTGCCAACTGAGCTAGGAGTGCTTCTTCTTCAGCGCCTCTCCTGGGATTCGAACCCAGAACCTCCCGGGTCATTACGCCGGGTGCTCTACCAATTGGAGACGTAGAGAGGCATGTGGGGCGGGGAGGAATCGAACCTCCCGAAGCGGCCGAACAACCCGCTCGCCCCGTAAGCTATTTGATCAGCGGAAGGTTCGAGACGTACCTCCGGTAGGTGGACTTGTAGGAAGGCGGAAGGCCCAGAGCCATGAGCTGCCCGTTGAAGGGCTCGTCGGGCTCGTTGATGCGGTGGTGGTGCACGCCGGCAGCCTCCAGACGATCCGAGAGAGCACGGAGCTCTTCTTCGTTCGCACACGAGAGGGCGATGGCGTAGGTGCCTTCGGGGAGCTTGCCGGGCGATGAGTGGCCAGCGGCGTGAATCAGTTGAGCAGCTTGGGTTCCACGAGAGAGATCCCGACGAGTGATGCAGTAGTGCGTCCAGGGATCTGCGGGCCGGACGTCAATGGCTTGAGCTGTTCATGGCCCCCATCCTAAGGCGTCCGGTCCCGGTGTCAAGCCTCAACCTGGCTGACCACCAAGGAGGGCGTGGAGCTTCTCGCAGGCCTTGATGCAGAGGTCGCGGTGGAACTGGTTCTCGGCCCAGCCGATGGCCTTGACGAACCAGGCCCCCATGTCGAGGTCACGGTCGTAGACCATGCGGCGGCCCGTGAAGATCTCGTCGAAGGCCTCCTTCAGCTTGGCCTCGAAGTGCGGATCGAACTTCGGCGTGGCTGCACCCCGGCGCTCTGCCGCGTGGTAGCCGGAAGGCCAGAAGTGGAAGATGAGGTCCGAGCCCTTCACACCGAACTCGCCCTCGTAGATGCCTGGGCTCTTCACCGGCTGGAGCTCGACCTGGGCGAAGGGGCGGACACCTGCATCGGCTTCCTTCACGATGACGGGCAGGCTGGCTCCGCGTTCTTCGTCCAACACCTTGGCTCGTGCAGCGTCTGCCTCGGCGACCTTGTTGGTCTCGACTTCCTTCTCCAGCCAGTTCATGAGTCCTCCGGGGAAGACTGAGTTCTACGAAGCCTTCTTGCGAGAAGCAACTTCCCTCTCGTGTTCTTGAAGAAGCTTCCTCTTCCGGAGGTACGTGACGAGCAGTGGAGCCCCTCCGACAGCCAGGTAGGTGGCGAAAGCCGGCACGAGCGGCAAGCTCTTGAAGAGGCCCTTCCCTGTGCCGTGTTGCTCCATGAGGTGAGCCGTGGCTCTGGCGCTGGCTGCAGCCTCTTCGAGGATCATGGGGGAGGAGAGGATGGCCTGGATGACCCCGGGCTTGTACGACGGGACCTTCGAAGACGCTGATGCTGCGAGGGTTGGTGCGAGCGTGAGGCCGCTGGCGATGCGGCTGAGCATCTCGACGCCCTGGTACGGCAGGCGAACACCGAGGCCAGCCTGTGCTGCGAGGAGGTCGTTCTTAGCGTGGCCGAGCTCGTGGGCGATGATGGAGTCCCTCGTGTGGAGGGGGATGTTCACTTCCTTCTCCAGCGGGTTGTAGTACGGCGACCAGCCGCTCTCCTGGAACGAGCCGGGCGTCAGCACGTTGACCGCCTCCGGAAGACCCATCTTCTTGGCCATCTCGTGGACGTGACTCGTCATCGCCTCTGCGGTACCTGGCTGACCAGGGCTCTTCATCAGCGCCATCACCGTGACGCCCAAGCCGGCGCTGGTGCCCATGAGGGCCATCTGAGCCTTGGCCTCTCTGGTGGTGGCCTCGGACTTCTCCTTCTGCCTGGCCTTGAGCGACTGGAGCTTCGCCGCTGCGCTCTTCTTGGCCAGCTTCTCCAGCTCTGAGCTGAAGCCCCGGAAGAGGGCCACGGACTCCTTCACCTTCTCAGGGAGCTCCTTGATGTTCGGTGTCTCGTGAGCCCACCGCTTCGCCATGCGTGGGTGCTTGGCGAACATGTACCGTTGCTGGGCCTTGCTCTTGAGCGGCATCACACACCCCTGGAGATGCTCTCGATCTCGCTGAAGAAGCCGAGCAAGGTGACAGCCGAGGTCTTGGAGATCGCCGCCTTCCCACGAGCCTTCTTCCACGCATTGAGGTCACGAGCCGTCGTGACGGCACGGTGCTCGTGTTCGGCCATGCCCATGCGCTTCCCCTCCTCACGGAGACCGTGGATGTGGGCAGCACCTGGGTGGTCGGACTTGTGGTCGATCTTCTCCCTGGCCTTTGCACCTGGGTAGCCACGAGCGACGGCCTCTTCGTACGTCACCTTCTCAGGCTTCGCCTTCACGACCGCCTTCGGAGTCGCCGGCTTCACGGTTGGCGTCTTCTTGGGGGCGGCTGGTGCATGGCTTGGGGCCTGATGAATCGCCGTGTGGATGGCGGAGGTCGACGGTTTTTTCTTGCCGCGTGTCAGCATGTACGCGCCGACACCTGCCGCCGTTGCACCAGCGAGGAGCTTCTTGGGGTGCCTCTCGAAGAAGTTGAGGCCACTCTCGTTGTCTTCGGAAGCCATCAGTGCTTCTCCTCTTCTTTGACGGTGATGCCGCTGCCGGAGAAGTTCCCCCCAGGGGCGATCTGCGCGATGGTGGGCGGTGAGAGCTGCGGGTGCTCCATGCGGAAGCGCTCGAACTCCTTGAGCACACCAGACAGGGCCATGTCGGAGGTGGAGAGGGCGTTGTGGCAGTCGGTGATGGACTTGGAGAGGATGCCGATCGCCTTCACCTTGTCAGCCCTGACACCTGGGATCTGGTTCACCTCTTCGAGGGCGAAGTAGGCGATCTCCTGGGCCCGGTGGATCATCTTCTTCGAGTCCAGCACCTGGTCGAGGCGGAGGTGGAAGTAGGCGAGCTTGGCGTCTGCCTGCAGCAGTGCCATGTACCTGTCGTAGAGAGCGCTGCGCTCGTACAGGTAGCGACCCCACTGGTCGAACGTGAGGAGCTTCAGGTTCCAGAAGTAGTGGCGGTAGGCGGTGACGCCGTCCTCAGAGAGGAACCAGCCGTTCTTCTTGTTGAGCTTGCTCACCACCGTCCGGATGTCGAGCCTGGACATGATGACCTGCTCGACCTGCATCCTCTTCTGGGGCTCTGCCAGGTAGCTCATGGCTTCCTCGACGCCTGATGTCGGGAAGAACATCTCGTAGACCTGCTGGTCACGCAGGTACTGCATCGAGGGCCGGTGCAGCCGGTTGAATGGCTGGAACACCTGCGGAGGGGGCGTGGCCTGGATCTCCTGGCGAAGGAAGCCGAGGTAGTTCTGCGCCGGCTCCAGGAAGCCACGAACCTCCAGCTCACGGAGGAGCTGGGCGTCTGTCATCGCAGCGTCCCGGATCAACAGGAACCGCAGGAAGTACTCAGCGGGGTGGCGCATTGGACTGCCTCTTTCGCATGGCCATCGCGCCCAGGCCGAGTCCCACAGCGGAACCGATGGCGAGAGGGGCAGCGTGCTGGCGGACGGCCCCCATGGCCGTCATGGCCCCAGCCCTGAGGCCGCCGCCTGACGGGGCGTGCATGGTGGGGTGAGGGACTGACGTTGGGGCGTGCGGAACAGTCGCAGGTGCCTTCGGGGCTGGGACAGCTCCTGTGACGTGCGGCGCTTGAGCCGGCACCACCCCGGTGGGGGCCTGTGCTGTTGGAGCCCTCGTAGGGGCTGCCCGTTCCACACGGGTCGGAGGGCCTGACGGGGCCTTGGGCTGCTCCATGGACGGAGTCAGTTGGATCGGGGCAGGTCCCTGAGGCCGATTCGAGATCGGCTTCCCGCCGCGCTGCTCTTTCAGCCTGGAGGCCAGGTTGGAGCGCATCTCCTTCACACTCGCCGGGGCATTCTTCCTGCTCCCGGCGGGGGTCACATCTTTGACGTAGTCGCGATGCTCGTCGATCGACATCGCGATCTTCTCCAGCTCATCCTGGAAGCCTGCCCATGTGGCGCTGTGCATGTCTCAGCCCTCTGCCTGGGCGAGTGACTTGAGGCCGGTGATGACTTCCTCCAGGCCCTTCATCGCGTGCTCGACGGCACCCTCCGGGAGCTCCTTCTGTCCGAGGTACGAGTACAGAAGCATCTCGGCGAGCTTCTCGGCCGTCTCCTCCAGGTTCGGCATGTAGCCGATGAAGGTGGAGAGGTTCTCCGGGTTGATGAAGTTGAGGGACAGGATGTTGTCCACCGTGCCCTCGTCCTGGATCGCGGCGGCCTCCTTGATGAGGTCCCTGCGGAGGTTCGGCATCTTGGCCAAGAGGGCCGAGGCCGTCTTGGTTGAGGTGGCGTACTTCTCGCCGATGGTGGTGATGGTCTTCAGGTTGGCCAGCTTCACCTGACCCTTGCGGCGGCACTCGGCGACCTTCATCTTCGCCGTGGCACCGTCCACACCGAGAACACCGAGCATGAACTCGGCGGACACCGGGTCGAGGTCGTAGCGGAAGTCCCTGGAGACCTTCTCCAGGCCGCAACCACCCTTCAGGTTGTAGCTGCCGTTGAAGAACATCGTCACGGCACTGGCCTGCTTCTGCTGCTCCTGATTGACGCCCATCATCTCCGAGTCGCCTTGGAGCTGCGTCTGGTTGTTCAGGCGCATGAACTTCCAGGTGTGGGGGATGGCCATCTCCGAGTCGCTGATGCGCTGCGGAGCGGTCAGTCCCTCCATCTGGACGATCTGGATGGGGTTGCCGAAGGAGTCGGTGGCTTGGAGGTGCGGAAGACCGTCCGGGCCGGCTGCTGCGGAACCGATGGTGACGGGGCCTGTCGCCTTCGCATCACCACCATCCACCGTGTAGAACGCACCATCTCCACGGGGTTCGTCGTCTGGAAGGTTTGTGCCCTTTCCAACAAGCTCTCCAACGATGGAGTCTTGCATGGCGTAGGCGGATCCGTTGGTGAAGAGGGCGATCGGCTGCTCACTGAAGCTCCCGTCCCAAGACAGCGTTGTGGGGAAGACGTGGCCCATGACGCTGTTGCCCATGGCGTCCTGGACCTTGTACTGACCGAACTCCTCGACCGGCTTGGCCTTGGACGGGGCCGCCGGCTCCACTTGCTCCTCCGGGACCGGCTGTGAGACGGCGGTTGCCGTCTGGCCAGGCTGCATCCCCTGCGCCTGGTCCTGGCCGATGGCCTGACCGACCTCCTGCTCCGGGACCACCTCACCGGCAGCCGTCTTCTCGATGAAGGCATGGACGTTGGCGCTCTTCACCAGGAAGTCCCCGCCAGGGAGCTTCTGGAAGGTCACCACGCTGGGCTCGATGACGTCGGTCAGAGCGTCGAGCCGCTCCGAGGCTGAGGCCCTCTTGGTGTTGTCGAAGACCTCCACCAGCACTGGTGAGATGCCGGACCTCTTGAAGCCGGCCTGCAGGGTGTGATCGTTCGAGACCTTCTCGATGAAGGCTTCGACGTCGGACTCGTTGATCGTGGGGGCGATGGCGAGCAGCAGGGAGCCGCTCTTCTTCTCCATCGCCTGCAGCTTCTTGTAGTAGTTCGGGTCCTCGGTGAGGTGGTCAGAGGCGATCTCCTCGGCCACATCCTTGCGGCTGGTGTGCTCGCTCTTCTCTTCCTTGGCACCCCTCTTCAGCTCGGTCCGGTCGAAGGACGCCTTGGACTTCCCATCTGCCTTGCCGCCCTTGAGGGCATCCTTCCCGGCGAAGGCCTTCTTCGTCTTGTTCTCCAGAGCCAGGAACAGCTCGTTCTCTGGAGAGGCGGCCATCTTGTACTCACCGCCCATGCCGATGCCGGAACGCTGCGGAGGCATGGTGGCCTCGACCAGGCTCGGGTCGCGTGGAGGGTTGGTGGAGATGTCGAAGGTGGCCGGGTTGAAGAGGGCCTCCCGGATGCGCTCCTCGGTGAGCGGCATGACCTTCTCACCGTCCATGAAGACGCTGAAGGGCTTGGCGGCCCTCTCCAGCACCACGATGGGGATGCGGATGTGGGGCAGACCCATCTCCTCGTGCTCGACCTCTGGGCGCTCCGTCTTGTTGGCGACGTCGGCGTACCCGAAGGCGAAGCCACGGTTGGCCTCGACACGGTCCAGGTTCACGTTCACGTCGTAGTCCGACAGGAACGGGAGCTGCTTGAAGAGCTCGCTGGTGAGCTCCTGGGGCCAGTTCTCCGGGGTCTCGGAGAGCCGGGTGGCGAACCCCGCCATCTTGCGGAAGCCGTCGTCGTGCTCGGGCAGCGTGTCCAGGTAGAGGTTCATCGTGACTCCTTCAGCTTGTTTTCAAATCAGATGCTGCGATCGGTCCGGCAGGTGGTCCGGCGGTTGGCGGCCCAGTGGGCGCTCCGGGGGATGTGGTCGGGTGGAGATGGCCTTTCACCCACGTCTCGAACATCTGCGTCGCCATCACAACAGGGTTCGTAGCACTTCCGACATCGAGCTTGTCCTTGATGGTGACCTTGGAGGCCTGCAGCTTCATCGTGGCCTGAGTCACGATCTCCACTGCCTGGTCGACCGTCAGCTTCATGGTCTTGGAGATCTGAGCCGTCAGTGCATCCTTGAACTTGAAGTCCGCCTCTTTCCCTACCTCGACCGTCAGCTTCCCTTCGATCTTCCAGACGACATCCTTCTTCACTTCCCAGGTGACGTTGCCTTCCTTGTCGATCTTGAGGCTGATCTTGTCGGCAGCCCCGTCCGCACCTGAAGCCTTGATTGTAAGGCTCAGGATAGTCGGGTCATTGTCCCCGTGGGAACCGATTTCCAGAGAGGCGATGGGATGGGGATCGTCTGCGAACTCTCTCGCATTCAGGGTCAAGAGAGCAGGCCGGTGCCCGTCTGTCGTGCTCTCTGGCCTTGCGATCGTCCATTCCAGGTCACCGCCAAGAGTGTGAAGACCGTAGTTCTCGCAGTAGTCCTTGATGGTGTTGTTGATGGGCAAGAACATCCGCTGGCAGAGACCAGTCCCGCCGATCTGCACCACCCCACCTCTTCGCAAGATGAGGAAGTTCTCGTCTCGGGTCCCCATCCAGATGTCGCCAGGGTTGAGGTCTTGGCGGTGAGCTCGGAACTTGTCCGTACCCTCTACCTCAGGAGCTCCCCACGCCAAGACGAAGGGCATGTTCCCGTCAGAGGGTTCGCACACCCAGCAGACAGACCCCACCTCCGGCATGAAGTAGATGCCCTCTCCGTTGTAGGAGTGCATGTACGGCACGGCGAAGGCGATGTCCGTCAGAGGGTTCGGCAAGAACTGAGAGGCCACTGAGACGGAGTACTGGGCGATGTTCACGTCCAAGATCTTGGCCGTGTAGACCGCTGCAGACCCCTTCGAGTTCTTGACCGGAGGCATCAGCTACCTCTCCTAGTACACATGCTTCTTCGAGTCAGCCGGCGGCTTCCCGAACTCGGCACCGTACGCCATACCAGTCCTCACTTCACCACCTTCAGTCCGTACCCAAAGGTCTTCCCAAGGGCTTTCCTCAAAGGCTCTGTCATCTCGGTGGCAGTTCGTCCGGCAAATGCCCTCTGACGGTTGATTTTCGCAGCATGATCGTACTTGTGCGCTGGAAGCTTGTTGTTCTCAACGGCCTTCTTCGCAGCCTGGAATTGGAGGCGGTTTCCGAAGTTCACACCCTTCTTGATCGATGCACCCTCAACACCACTCCGCACACGCTTCTCGATCCACTCGTCGGAAACAGCAATCTTCTCCAGTTCATCGACAAATGCGGAAACAGTGATTTCGTTCATGACGAGCTCCTTGAGAAATCAGCTACGAGACAGCACCACTTCACAAAGTCTTCTTGTTTCAAGGAAGTCTTCATGAAGTTGAGAGTTGCGTGCACCCACTGCACATTTCCCTCTTCGTAGCCCTTGGAGCTGTCGATGCGATCAAGGGACGCAGACGAGGCTCCTGCGGCCATGCTGTTGGGTGAGAGAGCGAGTGGGAGTCCCGAAAGAGCGCACTTCTTGTTCTGCTTCAGGAACAGTTCCCAAGCGTACTGAATAGTGATCTTGAACGACTGGCCACGATGCTTAGCCCTCGCCATGATTCCACGAAACTTGGTGCTTGAGAGGTCACCGACGCCTCTGTACTTCGAGCTTCGGTTTCTCTTTCGAAAGCATCCGCATGAACGTGGAGCCTGGCCATCACGTCTTGGTTTCTTCACGATGTCGGACAGAGCCATCGTCTGCTCCTTCCCACATCGACACTTCACGAGCCAAATGACCCCGTACCGACTTCGATCTTCGGTTGGGCGCACCGCAGTCAAGTATCCAAACTCTTGACCGGTAATGTCTCTTGCAGGATTCGGCATCACTGACCTCAGTAAGCGTAAGGCTTCTTAGCCTTGATCTCTGGCGGCGGGAGGCCGAATTCCGAGCCCCGTGCCATGCCTGCGATGGGGTGCGAGCCGTGGAGATCCGACTTCAGGCCCTGGGCGGCAGCCTGCTGAAGAGTCGTGTGGAGCTCTTGGTAGTTGAGACGGCCCATCCAGTTGGGAGACTGAGACGGGATCTCGGTGATGCCCTTGAGGATGGACTCGTGCTCGATGGGCTTCTTCCCCTTCGGGAGGTTCCGGTTGAACTCCTCGACCACCGAGAGAGGGGCGACGTCTCCGTGGATGTAGTCGCTGTGCCCAGGGTCCTTGACCTTCGTGAGGTTGGTGAGTGCCCGGACCACCACCTCGATGTTGCGCCGGCGTACGCCAGACTTCGCGTAGAGCAGATTGAGCTCGTTGGTGAGGTAGTTCTGCACCGCGTGGATGTCCTTGGTGGTGCTGAGGAGCTCCAGCGGGTTGATGTGACCGCCTGAGAGCATCTCTCCCCTCTTCACCTCGTCCCCCACCTTGAGGGCTGGGTTCACCAGGGTGCTCTTCACCAGGTGGGCCTCACCGTTGATGACGATGTTCACACCACCGGTCGGGTCCTTGTGGATGTCGGTGATCTTGCCGGTCGTCTTCGAGATGGTGGCCTGGTTCTTGAGAGTCCTCGGCATGCCCACGATCTGCTTGAGGCGGGTGAACATGTCGACCGAGCCAGCGCCTGCACCACTGGCGACACCACCGGAGTGGAAGGCGTTCATGGCGAGCTGAGCCGCCGGCTCACCGAGAGACTGCCCAGCCAGGACACCGATGTTGGTGCCGATGTCGTGGTTGTCACCCCTCTCGTTGAGGCCGAAGCACTTGGCGCAGATGCCGTCTCCGTGCTGGCACTTCAGCGGCGAGCGGACCAAGACCTTCTGGTCCTTCAGCTTGGCCGTGATGGCAGGGGTGAGAAGAGTCCCCTCCTTCACCGTCACACCGTCCTTGAGCTTGTACGGGGCCGCCAGGTAGCGATCGTGGATGTCCGGGTGGGTGGTGTCGAGGAGAACGCCTTGGTTCGTCTTGCAGTCCGCCGACGTGATGAGGGTGCCCATCGTCGTGTTCAGGATGTCCTTCGAGACCGCTCCTGGGTCTGAGGTACCTGAGGCACGCTGCAGCGTTCCCTTTCGAGCTCCGTGCTGGGTGAGCCAGTACTCGCCGAGGTCCAGGCCCTCCGAGAAGGACTTGGTCACGGGGGTCGTGATGGTGCGGTTCAGGGAGTCCTGCACCAGCATCGGAGCCGCCACCATCTGGCGGAGCTGTTCTGGCTTGCCACGGGCACCGGTGAAGACCATGCGACCGATGCGGTTGTCGCTGTGGTTCCAGCGGGCCTTGGCAGCCTCTTCCAGCTTCGAGGTGGCACCGGTGTAGATCTCGACGAGCTTCTTCTCCAGAGCAGGGCCAGGCTTCAAACTCCTGGCGGCCTCCTCGGCCTTCTTCTTGGCGTCGGCGAGGATGCCGTCGCGCTCTGGGAGGACAGCGAAGTCCTTCAGACCGAAGGAGGAGCCCAGCTTGTAGGCGTACTCGTTGCCCAGGTCCTTCAGACCGTCCACCGCCTTGGAGAACTGGGCGACGTGGTTCTTCGCCAGCTTGCCGGCGATCTCGTCTCGCAGGAACTTCTTGGTCACGTCCAGCTTGGGATCGTGAAGGATGTCCTTGTTCTTCGGGAAGCCGGACGGCATGTGCTCGGCGAACAGCAGCCGTCCCATGGTGGTCTCAGGAGCTCCCTGCAGCTTGATGACATCCGTCGGACCGATGTCGTGCTTGGCCAGGGCCTTCTTGGCCTCGTCGATGGTGGCGAAGGACTTCCCAGACGCCTTCCCCCACTGGGTGAGGTAGTGCAGGCCGAGGATCTGCTCCTGGTCGAGGTTGTACATCACCTCTCCGGAGGTCGGGCTGAAGAGGTTCCTCGACGGCATCATCTTCTTCACTTCTTCTACAGCCGCCTGAGAGATGGGGACCGTCACGGCCATCGTGTCGCCGTCGAAGTCGGCGTTGAAGCCACCGCAGACCAGCGGGTGGATCTGGATGGCCTTGCCCTCGACGAGCTTGGGCCAGAAGCCCTGCACAGCGAACTTGTGCAAGGCAGGGTCACGCTTGAGGGCCACCGGGCGGGATTCCACAACCTTTTCGAGGGCTTTCTGAGCCAGCGAGGAGTCCTTCTTGATCTCCTCCTGTGCAGGAAGCATCGACACGCCCCAGCGACCGAGCTGTGCCACGACGAAGGGCTTGTACATCTCCATGGCCGCCCCACGAGGCAGACCCACTTGGTCGATGTGCAGTGCCGGCTCCGGGATGATGGTGGACCGCATCGAGAGGTCCAGCTTCCTCTTCACCAGCTTGCTCTGGAAGTAGCCCTCCTTCGGCTGCTCCCCCTCACCGCTTCCGATGACGTCGAGGATGCCCTTGAGAGCGCGTGAGCCCTTCTGGTCCATGTCGTAGACCGGCTTGAAGTTGCCGACCGACTGCATCGCCTTCACTGCGTCCCAGAGCTGCAGGTGCAGAGGGTTCTTGTGCTCGTCCGAGAAGGTCTTCGAGTCGAAGTTCTTGAGCTGATCGTTGACGAGGGAGATGTTCTTGTAGAGGCCGTTCAACGGGGCGTAGTTCACGTCCCCGCCAGGAGTCGGAGTGGCTGGGCGGAACTTCGGCGGGATGACAGGGATGTTGTGGAGGATGTAGGCCTCCGCAGGGGTGAGGCCCTGGTCCTTCAGCGCCAGCAGGTACTTCAGCTTCTTGTTGGCGCGATCGAGAGGGGCAGCCTGCAGCTTCGGGAGCTCCACCTTCAGCTTGCTGATCTCCTTCTCGACGTCCACCTTCTTGAGGGCGTGTTCGATGGCAGCACCGCCGGTCTTCCCGTCGATGGTGCGCTTGCCGTTCATCACCTCGTCGAGCTCCTTGAGCTTCAGCCCGAGGAGCACAGGCACTGGGCCAGGCTTGACGTTCTCACCGCAGAAGATGGGGTTCGGCACGGGCTCCGAGAGCCGCATGAAGGACCACTTGTCCCCGTCGAGACCTCCAGTGATGGTCGGGTCGAAGAGACCGCCTGGCACTGGCTTGAGGTTCTTCGAGAGGATGGTCTTGCTGCCGTCCTTGATCTCGTTCCGGCCGTTGCCTGCCTGGGCGAGGATCTGCTTGTTGGTGACTGGCACCAGGCGGAGAGCTGTGCCCTCACGCGAGATGTTCACCCCAGCGCCACGGAGGAGAGCCGTGAACTTGTTGTAGGCGAAGGACGGGACAGGGGGAGGCGGCTCGTGCCCCTGCTGCACCATCGACCAGAAGTTCATGTCCTGCATGTCGGACTTGTAGGTCGTCATCTCCCGGATGTTGGCTCGGGCGTCGTGACCCAGCAGGGCGTACATCTCCAGAGCTCCGAAGCCCTGACCACCACGCTCACCACCACGGGTGGGCTGCTTGTCGATGTCGTACGGGAGGCCTCGACCCTGCACGTCGGTGCCACCGCCACGAGCTGAGAGCTTCTTCTCGACCTGCTGGACCAGCTTCAGCAGGTACTGCGGACCGACCAGCACAGAGCCCAGAGCCTTCTTCGGGTCGTGTGGATCGAAGACCGTCTCCTCGTCGTGAAGACCAGCCTTCTTCAGGTCGTCCAACACCTGCTGCCGGTAGTCGTTGTTGGGCCCGGCGAAGTTGTTGACGATGTACGGCTTGCCGGTCTTCTCGGCGATCTTCGCAGCAGCCGTCTCCAGCACCTGCCCCAGGTTCATACGGGTGGGGACGCCGGAGGGGTTCAGCAGGACCTGCAGTGGGCGCTTCTCACCGGTCGCAGGATCGACCGTAAACGGCATCTCGTGGTCGGGGAGGATCTGCGTGATGATGCCCTTGTTGCCGTGGCGGCCGGCCATCTTGTCGCCGATGACGGCCTGCTCCTCCGTCTTCACGTAGATCTTCACGCCGCGACCAGAGGGCTCCCTCACGACCTTGGTGACGATGCCGGCGTGGTCCTCGTCCCACACCATGCTCTTGTCCTTGTACGGCTGGATGGCCCTCTTCCCGAGAGCACCCCAGGCGTGAGTCAGCTTGGTGGAGGGGTTCTTCCCGATGGCGGCCACCAGGACCTGGCCTGGCAGCACCTTCGTGCCGGGCTTGACGATGCCGTCGTCGCCGATGTTGTCCCACTGCTCCTTCGACATCTTCGAGGCCCGGACGATAGAGTAGGCCTTGAACTTGGTCTTGGAGACGTGGTCCGTGTCCGGGTCGATCTCCATCCCCTTCTTGTAGAGGTGCTCGGAGGTCAGCTTCTTGGCGGCGCTCTCCGAGATGACGATGCCGTCCTCGAAGTTGTAGCCCTTGTACGGGATGTAGCCGACGCGAAGGTTGGTGCCGATCGACAGAGCCCCACCCTTGGTGAAGTTCGTATCGGCCATCACCTGGCCCTTGGTCACCGTGTCCCCGGCCTTCACCAGGAGCTCGGAGTGCAGCATTCCCTTGGGGTCGTTGAGGGGGAAGTGGTTGTAGAGGTGGGCCTCGGTCTTCCCATCCTTCCCCTGGATGTGGATCTTGTCGTCCTTGATGGCGGTGATCTTCCCGTCCACCGGGGCGTTGGCAGTCGTGAAGTGGCCGATGAGTTTCTCGAAGGTGTGGTTCGGATCCTTCGAGTCCGTCTTGGTCTGCACCAGCGGCGGCTCGCGGAACTTCAGGCCGATGGACTGCTCCATCTGCTTGTCGGCCATGGAGACGCGGTTGCCGTTGTTGCACGGCAGGAACGGCACCATGTTCGAGGCGTAGTTGAAGAGGCCCTTCGCGGAGGGCATCACGAACTGGGCCTCCGTGAACGGGCGGATGGCGATCTCACCGTCCGGGAGCTTGACCTTCACGTTCTTGGCGACCGGAATGGGCTTGCCGTTCTCCCAGGTGACCTGGTCTGGGAGCACTGCCGTCATCGCGTGAAAGTCGGCGACCTTGAGGTACTGATCCTTGCCGGTCTTCAGGTTGTAGACCGGAGCCTCCAGGTCCTTCCCGTTCTTCTGTACGTTGGCAGCGAGGTGCAGGGTGATGCCGGTCTTCTCGGACTCCGGCGTGTGCATCGGATCGAGGAAGCCGAAGTGGCTGGCGTTCACCGCCTGCATCTCTGGCGTGAGGTGCTGGGTGCTCTTGATGCCGCCGAGGCTCGGGGCCATCAGCGTCGTCTTGCGATGGGCCGAGAGCATCTGCAGCGGGTTCGTCTGGTCGGAGCGCTCCGACACACCACCACCCTTGGTGAAGAACTCACGGATGGGGCGGTTGAAGATGTCAGGGGAGAGGATCTCACCGATGGTCTTCTTGTTGTCCACCGTCTGGCGCAGACGCCCTTTGATGTTCTTGGCGTTGCGGTCGATCATCAGCGGGATGAAGTCCTCGACGGACCAGACCTCCTTGAAGGCCAGGCTGTCACGGTCGTCAGGCTGGTGAGTCCCACGGGCCACTCCAAGAACCTTCACGGCTCCAAGGGCCAGGGCCTCACCGTTCACCTTGTCGAAGGACTTGCCCAGGGTCACCTTGGTGGTGTCCGGACGGATGATGGTCTTGTCGAAGATCTCGTTGACGTGCTTCGCGTAGTCGCCGACATCCTTCGGCTGAGGAGCGCCGTCTTCGGTGGTGCGGGCCCAGAAGTCGTGCAGGGACTTCTGGAACTTCGCGTCGTTCTTCGGCTTGTTGGCGGCGAAGATCTCCTTGCCCCACTGGTGCTCAAGCTGGTCGTCAGAGACGCCCAGGGACTTGAGGATGGGGTAGAGGGGGAGGTGGGCGCTGTCGAGCTTGAGGGAGAACTTCTTGGTGAGTCGATCGAGCTTCACCGAGAAGCCACGCCCGTCGATGCCCTTCTCCATGTTGTACTCGGTCTCCAGGTCACCGTTCTCCTGGACGCGAGTGTAGGCCCCGGACTTGAGGCGGAAGAGGTGATCGATCTGGTACTCGTTGCCTCCGACGATGTAGCCGTACCTGTTGGTCAGCTTGGGAAGCCGAGCGAGGACGGCTCCCTTCTTCGAGTCCACCACCTTGCCGGTGACGGTGTCGATGAGCTTGATGTCGCCCTTGACCGGGGCACCCCAGGTGCCCTCCTTGTCCTTGGCTTCTGCCTGACTGGCGATGTCGTCGTGCGCCAGCTTGTCGTCGACCCGGAGGTTCTCAACGACGAGGCGCTGCTTCTGACCCTCCCAGGGGAAGTAGGCCTGGATGGCCTTCATCGCGTTGTTCTTGAGGAGATCGAAAGACTTCTCTGGAGTCAGGCCGTCATTCATCTGATCTCACCTTGCGACGTTGGAGAGGCTCTTCCATCCGGGGTCCTACCTCCGCGCAACAGAGGTTCTCGGGCCTTGTCGGACATCGACAAGGTACAGCGATGGTGCAGAGGGGTCAACGAAAGTGACCTGAGTCTAGGCATAAGACTGTAGAGACCGCAGACCGCGTGCTCTCATCAAAGGAGCTTTTCATGCCTGAAACACAGACCCCCTCGGAGACGCAAAACGAGATGTGGGAAGAAGAGAAAGAGGAAGCCCTCAACGGGAAGACGCAGCCAGACGAGGAAGTGGAAGAAGAGAAGGAAGAGACGAAGCCTTGATGCTCTTCTTCTGGGCGTTCGCCCTCCAGGTATTCACGCTCACCACCCATCGTCTGATGGTGGCCTGGACCAACATTCGATGAGGAGGTAGCCGTGGAGCATCCCGTTCGATCAGCATTCTGCCCTCTCTACTTTAGGGCACATGGTGGTCAGTTCCTGATCACCAAGCCCTGCTCCGCAGAGACCTTCGTGGTTCGAGGGACTCCCATCTTCAGAGATGGGGTCCTTGGGACGTGCGACAGGCCGTTCGACTGTGGAACATGCCCGCTGATGTCCCAGTGGGTCGTAGAGATGGTGGCAGCAGGTTGGACGGTAGGGTGGGAGTGCGACCAGTGTCTCAAAGACACCCTGCTTGAGGACAAGATCCAGGGAGTTCAGCGTGAGCTCCCTGGGTTCTTCCAATCCTGCCAGCCAGACGATGCAGACAAACCCCCAATCGAAGGATGCACCCGCTGTGGGTGGCAAACGTCCTTCCTTCAAGTCATTCTGAGGAGGTCAAGTGGCTGACTGGTTTCTACCTTTTGCACCCCCTCAGCAACCGCTGCAGGTGCAAGAGCTCGTGCCGGAAGTCAGGTACGAGGCAGAAGAAGAGGAAGTCGAGTACGACCCGACACGCTTCCTGGTGTGCTCTCACTGCCGATGCCCGATCGAGTACGGCGAGCAGTGCATGGAGTTCCTGCCGGGTGTCTCGGGTGTAGGTCAGAAGAGTGGACGCCCCACAGTGGTCGACGGGGACAACCTGGATCACGAACACGCCGTCCTGCACATCGGCTGCATCTACGACTACGTCTTCTGCGTCGAGGAGACCCTCGCGTACCAAGAGGAAGACGAGGTGAAGTACTGCGCCGCCTGTGAAGCGAAACTGGATGGGGACGAGGGATGAACATCGACCTCAACGACCCCATCTTCAGAACCGACATCGAACATGAAGCTGAGTACGCAGAGCAGGGGTGGAAGACCTTCTACGCGATGTACTTCCAGCTTCAGAACCAGGGGGCTCCGCCGGAGCTCCTGGAAAGGGTGGTGGAGATCAACCACCTCTACAAGGAACTTGGCGAGAGACTCGCCGACATCAAGCAGTGTTTCCCTGAAGGAGGGCGACGATGAGCAAGCAGCCAACCTGGACGGAGAAGTACATGAAGCACCTGGAGGGGAAGAAGATCGTGAAGACTGGAGTCAGCAAGGACGGCTTCCCCTTCTTCGAGCTGGACGACAAGTCGAAGGTCGAGGTGTCCCGAGATGAGGAGGGGAACGGTCCGGGCTTCCTGTTCGGCCTTCCCACTCCGAAGTGAATCTGGAGGAGTTCCTCAAGAAGGCAGTCGAGAGCAACCGGATCCAATCCAGAGCTCACCTGCAGGAGCCCGGCTTCTCGGAGCTCTACGTCCGCTACAACTCCAAGCGGTTCATCAACGACACCTGGGTGAGTCCGATCCTGGACCTGGCCTCCATCGAAGTACCCACGCATCAACGCTGCAAGGGCCGGTTCACGAAGCTCGTGAAGCGCATCCGGAAGGAGCACCCGGACCTGCACCTCTTCGTTGAGAGCGTCCTCACTCCCCGATTCGAGAAGAAGTTGGAAGCCATGGGCTTCCAGAACCTAGGTGGCATCTGTCCCTGTTTCTACATGCCACCCAAACAGAAAGGAACGACATGAAGTTGACCAGCGAGAACGTGCAGAGCGTCGTCTTGGACTGCCTCTACTCTGACGAGGAGGTGCAGAAGATCGGTCACGAGAAGCTGAAGGAGCAGGCGGCCGTGGCGGAGGGCATCACCAGAACCTTCGGGTTCGACCCTGAGCGCCTGAAGAAGCACGAGAAGGACATCGAGGAGATGCTGCTGCAGCTCCCGGAGACCTTCCTGAAGTCCAAGGGAGGTGGCTGGAGCTTCCTCAACGCCGCCATCGACAAGGACGGCAACCAGTGGGGTGAGCACAGGAGCGTCGAAGAGCTCATGTGTCTCGGCCTCGCCACCAAGAAGGTCACCATCCCCATGCCCAAGGACATGTGGGGGATGTTCCCCGGTGGCGTTCCCTACTTCACCGTCGAGCTGTAGCGAGGTGAGGGCTTATGCCCTCGCTTCTTAGCTCTCAGGTCACTTCGCCGTTTCGAACGAAGCCGTGCCAGTGACCACTGGCGCTGGCATCCACCGACGGCTCGAACGTCATCGTCTCGAAGGTCTCACCGGTGCGCTTCCAGAGGAAGCCTGGCGGCACCTCGAAGGTCTTGAGCTCGTGGACGTGGTGGTGCTTCTCCTGGAACGTCATGAGCGGCTTGGGGGCCGTGCCGATGGGGTTGGCGAACTGCACCGCCAGCCTGGTCTGCTTCGACGGGTCCGCCAGGCACTTCGCACATGGGCAGAGGAAGGTCACACCGTCCTTGTCCGTGCCGAGGCCGGGGACATCGAACCAGCGTGGGTCGAGATCGGTGAACTTCATGACTACCCCACAGGGTTCGGACGGCGCGAGGGCTTCTGCTCCGGCAGCGGGCTCTGAGAAGCGTCGAGCGGGTTCTCCTGGCTGCCCTGCTGATCGCGGACGATCTGCATGACCAGCATGTAGAGCTGCGGATTGGTGGCCTTCATCCGGTTGAGCTCCGTCATCTGGGTCATCTTGTCCTGGTCCTTGAGGGCGTTGGCCGCACGCTTGGCCAGGTACAGCAGGTTCATGCCGCCGCCCTTCTGGCCCATCGTGATGGGGCTCTGGGCCTCCATTGGGATGCCATCACCAGGGGCCTGCTGGGCGTTCTCAGTGGAGACTGTCGAGCCCTGCGGCATGGCCGGGTCGACCTGCTGACCTGGCAGCATCTCGCCTTCCTGACCCGTCTGGGGAGCCCCAGGCTGGCCGCCAGGTGTTCCTGGAAGGGCACCGCCCGCTCCGCCGGCCCCAGGCGCGCCAGGAGCCCCAGGCTGGCCACCCATACCCATGGCCATCTGTTGCTGCTGCATCTGCATCTGGGCCTTCATCTGAATGGCCTGAGCCTCAGCCTGAGTGTTGGCCTGGGCGATCTGCATCTTCCGCTGGAACTCAAGCTGCTTCGAGAGCTCCAACTTCTTGCGCTCTTCCTCGACCATGTAGTCCTGGTCGACTTCGTTGAGGAGCGTCTGGTCGGAGATCTTCTGGGCCTGGTTGAGCTGGAAGTAGAGCGTGGACCGCTGGAGGTCGTCGGCCATCTTGAAGCGCCGCATGTGCGCCTTGATGGGGGTCCACTCCATGAAGTTCGCGATCCGCTTGATGACGAACTGGTTCAGCATGTTCTCGTGGTCCGTGCGGTACCCGATGAACATGTTCTCCAGCATCCTCATGGAGACGTTGGAGCCCGAGTACGTCAGGCCACCGAAGACGAACTCCTGAGGCACCCCCATGCCGGCCACGATCTGCTTCGACCAGACGTCCATCTCCTGGTACAGGCCGAGCGCCTTGCCGTCCCCGCCGATGGTCTCGTTGCCGATGGGCAGCGGCAGGATGGGGATGTAGTTGTTGTCGTACTTCCACTTCGCGATCTCACCCTCCATGCGGCTCTTCCAGCCGTCGAGGGAGACCGTGGTGTACGGGTCGGAGCTCGCAGAGCCAGCCTGCGGGAAGAGCACACGCAGAGGAACGATGTGCTCCTGGGCAATGGCCTCCTGCGCCTTCCGGAGGATCTGCAGGTAGAAGGTGTCTTTGAGCACCGGGAAGATGAGCGGCATGCCCCAGCCCTGATCCTTCTGGCTGATGATGGGCCGCTTCATCACGAAGATGTTCTCCGGTGAGAAGCTGATGAACTTGTTCCTCTTCATGCACTCCACGAAGACATCTGGAATGGTGTCGAGGACAGTCTTCTTCCCCAGCAACATGTCGTTGCGGAGCTGGAGGGGGATCTCGAAGGTGTAGACGGGATCAGCGCCGGCAAAGCCTGGGTCGACGTTGATGTACTCCGGGTTCCACCGCTGCAGGCGAATGCGGCGCAGGTCCTTCTCGTAGAAGTCCTGGACCTTGGCGGCCCCGTGGTGATTGCACTTCGTGCACTCGATGATGTAGTCGAGGTTCCGCCACTTGTACGCCGTCTTGGCCGCCTTCTCCTTGTGGCCGCACTTGCTGCAGATGAGGTACTTGGTGAACGGGAAGTGGATGCTGATCGCACACATCCCGTACGTATAGTAGTCGAGCCCAACCTCGATCTGGAACGCCCGGTACCGAAGGTGCTGGCCGAGGACTTCCTCCCACCGCTCCTTCTTCACCGGGTCCTGCTCGTCGATGACGATCTCGGTGATGGGGTACTCGGACATCTTGTGGATGACCGTGTTGATGAGCGGGTTGACCAGGTAGTAGTACCGGCACCAGCGCATCAGCGCCTTCATCGAAGGCGGCAGGAACGTGTGGCCGATGTCGAAGAAGGGTGAGGGGTAGCGGACACCGGACCGGCTCGTGCCGTCAGCCGTGCGCCCACGCTGGCCGGAGAACCTGGAAGTCCCCCCGAAGCCCAAGCTGACGTTGTCGAAACTCATCCTGGCTGCACCTGTCCTGGAGGAACCTGGCTCTGCATCGGGACCTTCTGCTTCTTGCCCCGGATCTTGTCTAGCACGGTATCAGCACCGCGACCGGCACGGCCGAGAAGATACTCAGCGCCCATGGTGCCTGCGAGAGAGCCAGTGACTCCGTGAGGAGCTCCGATCAGGCCACCACCCACGTTGCCGATGAACTTGCCGAGACGCTCACCACGACCTACCCCACCGGCCTCTTCTTTGGTCTTCTTGAGCTCCTTCGCACCGGAGTAGGCACCGTAGGCGGAGAGTCCGAGACCAACCTTGTTCGCGATGCCACCATTGGCAGCGCTTCGCATTTCGAAGTCGAGACCTTGCCTCACACCCTTCATCGGGTGGGCGAGCCCCTTGTAGAGCGTCTTGCCGACATTCTCCCCGGTCTCAGCCATCTGCTTCCCGATCCAGCCTGGCGCTGCCTTCGCACTGGAGACGATGCGAGTCCCGAGGTTGGTGAGGATGCCGGCCTTCTTGGCCTTCCCAGTAGCCTTGGGCTCTGGAGGCTTGACGATGTCGAGATCCTTGAGGAGCGCAACGAGACCGCTCCCAGGCGACGCAACGCCGGCTGTCTGAGACAGCTTCTCCATCTCGCTGATGAAGCCAGCCTGCATCGCGTTGGAGATCCTCACGGGGCCCCCAGCCAAGACTTCAGGGTCACGATCTGCTCTGCGAGCTGCTTCCTCCTGAGGTTCATGTAGTCACGAGCCACCAGCAGCTTGGCCACCTGGATGTCGACCTCGTTCTCTTCGAGATCGATCTTGGCGATGGGGTCGTTCTTCACCATCTCCCAGCGGGCCTGCACGGCTGCAGGATCATGCTTGAGGAGCAGGGTCATGTTCTTCCCACGCCCAGCGTTCATGAGCTCCTGCTTGGGCTTCATCGAGAGGCCCTGCTCGGCACTGTACTTCTCGGTGCAGGTGTCGCAGACCCCGTCGTGGAAGAGAGCCGAGTCCTCATGACCGCAGTCGTTGCAGTGGTAGTAGGGCTGGCTGACCTCAGGCTGCAGGAAGTCGAGAGGGGCTGGGACGAAGGTGACGTCCTCCTCCAGAACCGCAGAGGCCATGTACAGCTTCACCTCTGGCTGGAACTCCTGGATGCGGATGTGCTCCAACATGTCCATCGCGGCGTAGAGCTGCTCCAGCGACGGTACCTGCATCACCGCCCAGCGTGGAACGTGACCGTTCAACCCCTGAACGATCTTCTCCATGACGTGCCAGAACTCCCACGGAGCTCCTGAGACGTGGAGCGTCTTGAGGGTCTGGACCTTCGCCCGGTTCACCTCGGAGATGTTCATCTGGAAGACGCGCTGAACCTCAGCCCAGAGAGTCTCAGCCTCCCAGCCGTACCACCCCAGGCCGAAGGCCTTGAGGAGGGCGAAGTCGATGACCACCGGGTGCGTGTCCTGGTGGGTGAAGAGGTTCCGCAGAGTGACGGCGTTGCCGGCGTCCGGGTTCCCCTCTTCGAGGTCCTTCTCGATGGCAGAACCTTCGAGAGATGCCGTCGGCTTCACCGACTCAGCACCCTTGAGCCTGTCGAAGAGTTCTTGCTCTGGCGTCATGTTCAGACCGTCTTGAAGATCGAGAGGGCCCCCAGGACGAGAGGGCCGGCAGAACCGTGCTTCCCGAAGGTCGACACCGCCTTGCCGACGAACCCCTTGGGGGTGATGCCCTTGGCGGCCAGGGCGGCCCGCCCTGCCTTCAGGTGCTCCATCGTGAAGGCAGGCTTCTTCAGCGCCTGCTGAGCCTGCTGGCTGACGTGGGTGCCGAAGTTGGCAGCACGGGTACCGCCTTCAGCGGCGTGGACCGCTCCTGTGGTGGGGTTCCAGATGTCGGCTGCGCCCTTCTTGACGGAGGCATGCTTGATCGCCCCGAGGGCGGCACGGAGCTTCCCACCCTTGACCGCACCCTTCGCTGCGTCCCTCATGCCGGAGTAGATCTTGTGGGCTGAGGAGCCGGCCAGGACTCCGAGACCACCCAGCTCTGCTGCGTGGGTGCCCTTCTCGGACATCTCCTTGCCACGCATCTTCTGGATGGTCGGAGCGGCCAGGATGCCGAGCCCTGCGATGTCGACCGCTGAGTGGTAGGCGAGCTTCTCCAGCTCATCTCTGAATGCAGTGAGGGTGACGGCGTGCATGGTCACTCCGAGGCGGTGGCGAGGTTGGCGATGACCTTCTTGGTGTCCATCGGGAGCGACTCGAAGATCGCCACCGGGTCCTGAGCGAAACCGGAGGTCAGGTCCTTGTCGAACGAGCTGAGGAACTGCTCGTTCGTGGAGACCGCCTTGAGGGACTCGGCAGTGACGCCGGGGTTGTGCTCCCAGGCCCAGTCGGCATTGGCGCTCTTCTCCTTGCCGCCGAAGGTCGCCAGGAACGGGTCGGTGATGTCGGCCCCGTAGTACCAGTTCAGGCCGGCCTCCTCGTCCACCTTCTCCAGCAGGCCGACGAAGGTCTCGGGATCGACCTCAGCCCGCTTCTCCCTCATGGCGGCGTAGACCTCCTTGAAGGCGGGGGCTGCCGCAGCACGGCTGGCCAGGTGGGCGTCGATGTCTGGGGCGTACTCGGTGGAGCCGTAGCGGCTCAGGAGCTCGCTGGTCTCGATGCCGAGCTCATCCGCACGGGAGGCGGTCTTCACCGCGTACTCGTGACGGTCGGCCGGGTTCATCGTGCCGAAGTAGTCGTCGAAGTAGTCGACGGCTGCCTTCACGTCGGCGTACGAGTCCAGCGGGTAGCTGGTGCCGAGGGCGAACCTCTTCGAGGCCTTCTTCTCGAACTTGTGGACTGGGGTCTTGCCGGAGACGTCCACGATCGTGGCGATCTTCTGGACGGACTTGTAGTTGACCTCCAGGTCGCCCTTGCCGGTTCCAACAGCGAAGGTGTTCTTGTCACCCCTCTTCGCGGTGTTCTGGAGGGCCGGCATCTTGCTCTTCGGACCGTTGTCCTTCTTGTCGTCGGTGAGGGTCTGGCCGCCCATCGGCTTGGAGCCGGGGTTCAGCTTGTGGAAGCTGTCGAGGTTGATCTTCTGGGGCGTCTCGATGGTCTTGCCGCCGGAGGCCGTCTTCATCTGGTTGGCCGTCGGGATGACGCGACCCGAGTCGGCACCACCACGGATGGAGACCAGGTTGGTCCGGGCTGCCCAGTCGGCCTCATCACCGACCAGCGGCTGACGCATCGAGTCACGAGTGCGGCTCTGACCCCCTGCCGCCATCTTCACGAAGTTGGTCGGCTCGAATCCGTACTCCTGGCAGAAGGCTGCCAGGTTCACCGCCGCCACCTTCACGGCCTCTTCGGGAAGACGCTGAGCGTTCTCCTCGAAGTAGAGGCAGGAGAGCAGGGTGTTGCCGGCGTCCACGCAGGCGAACTTCCTGAGGATCTTCCCCTCGTTCGACATGATGAGGGCGAAGGCCTCGTCCCGGAGGACGTCTCGCTCTTCGGTGTTGAGGATGTGGGCCGTCTTGATGAGCTCAGGGAGCTCTTCGGGCTTGGGGAACGCAGTCTTCAACAGGCTCCCAGAGGGATCGTCGTAGAAGTCGAACACGACGCCGGCGGTCTTCATGAATGCTCCTTCGTCTTCTGTGGAGAGACTGCGCTTCCGGGCGAGTGTACGGCCTACATCAGAGTGTTGGCAACGAAGTTTACCGGCGGAGCGGGCTCAGAAAGAGCTCCAGTTTCTTCGGGATAAGGCTGTGGCGTCGAGCCATTAACCCTGAAAGGAGAGTTCATGCAATACCAGTATGGTCCCCAAGCTTCGGTCGCAGAAAGGCCGAGGTGCTGGTCAAAAGCATTCGACGACGGGACCCGAGAGTGTCGGGGATGTGGATTCCAGACCTCTTGCAAGGAAGAGATCTACCGGCAGAGTGCGGCACGAGCTGCGCAGCCGGCACCTGTCTTCCAACCGTACGCAGTTCCGCAGACTGTTCAGGTGATGCCGCCTCAGCCGCTCTACCAGGCCCCTCAACAGCAGCCGTTCCGAGCCATGACGGTGTCGCCGATGGCACCGCTGGCCCCAGTCCACATGCAACAACCGCAGCAGCAACCTCAACGTGTCGCCGTCCACCCGCCTCCGCAGCAGCAGTACGGCTACGGGTGGATCCAAGACCCGCTCTACTACACGCTGACCTCTGCACCGCCTCCGGTGAGGCCGCAGATGGGAGACGAGACGTTCTTCGACCGAGTCGTGAAGAACACAGGTCTCGCCATGATGGAGTCCTTCTTCGGGCAGTGCCTCCTGGCCGTTCGCCAGATGGTGCTCCCGCCCACACCGAAGACCATCGACGCGCCCGTGTACCAGCAACCGCCGCCGCAGCAGGGCCTTCCGTTCAGGCCCCAGTAGACCGTGACGCCCCTTCCCGCCTTCTTGTTGAAGTACAGACGCTGTCTGTATAGGGTGGAGAGGGGCTTCGCATTCCAAGGAAGAGGAGGCATTCGATGGAGACGTGCGTACAGGCCGAAGCAATCGGAAGGGTCATCAAGCAAGCGAGATTGGACAACGGCTTCAAGAGTCGCGCCTCCCTCGTCGAGACGAAGAAGCTCAAAGGCGTTCTCACGCAAGAAGGTCTTCGGAAGATCGAAGGCGGCGAGAGGGTTCCAAAGCTGGAGAACCTTCACGCACTGGCCGGTGTTCTCGGGCTTGGCGCTCAGGTGACCAAGGCTCTGGAGAAGCTGGCTCTCGAAGCGAACATCAAGAGGGTCACCAGGCGGGCAGGCAATGCCTCGGTGTCCTTCGTCATCGACGGGAAGCCGGTCAAGATCGAGGCGCTTCCGCCGAAGAGGAAGGTCGAGAAGTACGTCCGAGAGGTGGTAGACAAGCTGGTCGTCGTGGTCGCCAAGTACGGTGTCCTCGAAGCCGACCTGCAGCACTTCAGGATGAACGCAAGGCACATCCTTCTCTCCAACCTCAAGGCATGAACCTGATCTTCGTACCCAAAGAACCAGACAAGGCGTACCTCGCTGACCGGCTCTGGCTTCCCAAGTCTGGGATCCGCACAGAGCCGGTCAAGCGGGCCCTTGAGTTCCTCGTGAACGGCAAGGACCTGGACGGCACCGCAGCACAGGTGAAGATGAGCATGTGGGACGAGACGCGGTACCACCTCGTCTGCCCACGGGAGTTCCTCCCAGCGAGTCACTACCCCAGGTACAAGTTCCCCTTCATCGATCTGCGCCCTGAGTTCTTGAAGGTGCAGTTCGGTGATCACGTTGTTCCTCGGAACGAGGAGCAGGAGAAAGCGTGGCATTCGTTAGCCCTCAACGACAACGGCATCCTCAACCTGGGGTGCGGCAAGGGGAAGACGAAGCTCGCTCTGAAGAAGATCGCCCAGAAGGGCACGCCCACTCTGGTCATCGTTCCAGATGGCGGCATCCTGGAGCAGTGGAAGGAGTCGATCTTCGGCAACAAGGTGAAGGGCCTCTCGAAGGGATTGTCCTTCGACGGAGAGCTCGGGCTCATCCAAGGACCGCAGTTCAACTGGGCGAAGCCAATCACCTTAGCCCTCGTCACCACCCTCTGGATGCGGATCCAAGACGGTGCGATTCCTGAGGAGATGTTCCGCTACTTCGGCTTGGTGGTCTACGACGAGGTCCACCAGATCGGGGCACCGAAGTTCAGCCTCACCGCTTCACCGTTCTACGGCGACCGCATCGGACTGACCGCCACGGTGAAGAGAGAGGATGGGCTCGACCCCATCTACCGCTACCACCTGGGAGAGCCCTTCTACTCGGACCTCTCGCAGGAGCTCGTACCTCGCATCTACATCCAGCAGACCCCAGTGGTCTTGGACGTGGAGGCGGCGAAGGTCGGTGGCACGACGAACATCTCCCTGCTCAGAACCGCGTTGGGTAGGAGCCTCGTCGGCAACATCTACCGCTACTACAGCATCAAGGCCGCTCTCGACGCTGGCCGCAAGGTGCTGTGCCTCTCGCACTCCAAGGATCAGCTCAAGCTGTTCAACGCTCTGTTCCCAGGCTCAGCCCTCATCGTGGGCGAGACTGACCGAGTCGAGCGGATGGACATCTTGAGGAACAGCCAGATCTGCTTCGCCATCGCCAAGCTCGGGTCCACCGGGGTTGATGATGACCAGCTCGACACGTTGTTCTGGCTCACCCCCTACAGGTCCAAGATCTCGCTCCAGCAGTCCATGGGGCGAATCCAGAGGATCCGTCCGGGGAAGAAGGAACCGGTGATGGTGGTCTTCGACGACTACCTCGTGCCTCCGTTGAGGCGGCTGACCGGTTCCATCAAGGGAAGTCTGAAGGAGTGGCACTACAAGTTCGAGGTCCTGAAACCGCTGCAGGTACCTACGACACTGCCACCCGAACTCCAAGCGGCCTACGACGTTGCCTTCTCCGAGCTTCCACAGCGAGGAGAGGTTGAAGACGACTGAGGAACCATGGAAGACCAGAAGGTAGAGATCGTGGAGTCAGCAAAGGCAATGCCCCCGATTCCTGCGGAGCTCGCAAAGGTTCCGACGGAGGAAGAGGCGACGGCGAAGCTCACTGAGGCAGATGATGGTGAGGAGGTCTTCGTCGCAGCCCGTACGGTGCAGGAGATGAACATCGCCCAGGTCGCTCTGGTGAAGTGGGCGGACAAGAAGATCGCCAAGCTCAAGGAGGAGAAGAAGGCGGCAGACGTCAACCTGGAGCTCGCCAAGACGAGGAAGTGGGCGACCGACCCGTTCAAGAGGATCTCCGCCCTCGCCCAGAAGAAGACGGAGTTCTACGAGAAGGTGAAGGCGGCGCTGGAGGCCGGCTACACCATCATCCCGAACATGCCGATGGACATCTTCGCGGTCAGGACGACCAGGAAGAGTCCGAAGGAGCACCGCAACTCCATCGCCACCCAGTTCAATGGCCGCGCCTGGGTCAAGGACCAGGAGACGAACCACCCCCCACTCGGAGAAGGGAAGTACGTCAGCAACCGAGCTCTGGAGGAGGCGAACACCTGGGAGAGGAAGGACAAGGAGGGGAAGATCATCCCGATGGAGACTCGCTGGGCCGAGGAGTTCCAAGAGGAGATCGATTTCCCCTTCAAGCTCGCCAAGCCGGTGGTGCTGAATGCCACCGCCCAGGCTCTCGCCCTTCGCATCTTCGATGAGATCGGCGGAGCGCCCCCGAAGCAGTCCCGTCGCGGTGACCCCATGGTCATCGGCAGCATCTCCTACAAGCAGGGCTACTCTGAGAAGCGGATCAGCTTCCTGGTGACCTGGTTCATCGACTCGAAGGATCTCTGATGCCTGGGCTCGCCAAACCGAGAGGGAAGAAGGTCGTGAAGGAGGCTCCTCTCAACACTCTGGAGACGTTCCAGGGGTCGAAGATGGATCGCCTCCAGCAGCTCTACAGCAAGTGGTACGGCTGCACGAGGTGCTCGTTGGGCGAGCTCAGGGCCTGTACCGGCAGCAAGGAGATCGTGTTCGGTGAGGGCAACCCGGATGCGAACATCCTCATCGTTGGTGAAGCACCAGGTGAAGAGGAAGAAGCCACCAACCTGCCCTTCGTGGGCAAGGCTGGGCAGCTCCTGAATCAGATCCTGGCCTTCACCTCTGCCGACCCTGAGATCCGCAAGATGCAGGACGACTACTCCAAGGTCAGCCACTCCGACTACAACCTGAAGAAGATCAAGTCGTACCACCAGGTCATCGAGGAGTGGCGGCACAACGAGTTCTTCATCACCAACGCCGTCTCATGCCGGCCGCCTGAGAATGGAACCCCGACTGCTGAGCACATCAAGCAGTGCTGGGACCGCCTCTGGAACATCATCTACATCGTGGACCCATGGCTCATCGTGGCCTGTGGGAACTCGGCTCTCTCAGCCGTGATGCGGAAGGTGCAGGTGAAGATCTCCGCAGCTCGTGGCCACATCTACGACGTCGAATACCAGGGACATGTCGGACCTGTGACGTACCCTGTGATTCCAGTTTTCCACCCCTCGTACCTGTTGAGGAAGGCAGACTGGAAGGTGTCAGGTGGTGACTACGAGAAGACCGTGAAGGACTGGAGGATGGCTCTGAAGGCAGTGGACTTCCTCCGGGACAAGCATCTGGGCATTCCCGCCCCCAAGAGAGGTTGACGATGGCAGCCAAGAAGAAGGGTCCAGCACTGGAGGCGCTCCCACTTCCAGACGCATGGAAGCCGGCCCCGAAGGACTACGAGACGGCAGTCGCCCAGTTCGATGCCGCCAAGCAGGCCTGGGAGGCCGCCGAGGACTACGTCACCAGCGGCAGGTGCATCGCCGATCTCATGACGAATGCCAGGGGAGACGTCACCAAGGCACAGGAGGAGTGGGCCCGAATCTGGGCCGACCTTCGCCTGAAGCAGGAGGACTACAACGCCAAGCGCAGAAGCGCCGCAGACGCCCTCCGGCAGGCCGTGGTGCTCACTCCGAACCAGTGGCGAGGTCCGGAGGGGGATTCGACGATCGTCACCTGTGGGGCCTTCAAGGTCTCCTCGGTGACCAAGCGGGGGTTCGATGCCAACTCCCTGTTCTCCCTCACCCGGCAGCACGGTCTCCTCGACCGCCTGCTGGAGCTCAAGACGTTCGACAAGGAGTCTGGCAAGGAGGTCCCTCTCGTGAAGCAGGAGTGGGACATCAACTACCAGGCGGTCCTCTCTTGGCTCCGGGCCAACAAGCTGGACGACGTGGTCACCGGTGCCTACGACGAGAAGGAGTCCACCCCTCAGGTGAAGGGACCGAAGGAGGTCTACTTCCTGGGCGACACGAAGAAGGACTAGATGGAGATCATCCGAGAGACACCGAAGCTGTCGGCGGACATGACCATCGAGCAGAAGGGTCAGCCCGCCATTCACTACCAATTCACCGGAGAAGTTCCAAAGGAAGTCATGGACGCATACGAACAAGTGGTCGGCAACGGGCTCTCCCGGGTCTCCGTCTCGACCGACATGGGCATCAAGGACTTCGGGACTGGTGCTTCAGCGATGGTGACCATCACGCTGACGTGCAATCAGGACGCGAAGACGATCGAGAAGGCCGTGGAGCTCGCCGGGACCCTGGCCCGTGGCTACGCGAACGAGAACCGCCAACGTGCCGAGAACGAGCTCAGCTCGATCATCGAGCAGAAGAAGGCGGCGTCTCCCAACGCACCCAGGTACTGATAGGGTCGGGAACCGTGACCAAGTCAGAAGGCAAGTGCAAGGTGGATGGTGTGGCCGTGCTGGAGGTGACCGTGAACCTCCTCGGCCACACCACCTCGTTGAGCGCCAAGTACGCGCTCTCCAACTCGGAGTCGGGAGACCGATTCGGAGCTGGCAATCGCAACGCGAACTGGAGCGCCGACACCTTCGAGAAGCTTCGGGCCCTCATCGACAGCATGGAGCGTGACGTCTGTACGGACCTGTTCGAAGGTGGGGCTACAATCGGTAGTGTCGAAGAAGTCATCGAGGACGCTACCGATGGTGTGCCCGGACTCTGATTGACGTCGCGTAGAGATTCCCGCATACCTCCCGTGCACTAAGCCCGCTGCAACGGGTGGCCCGTGGGGAATTTCCCAGCCGTACCCATCGCCAAGTTCAAGAGCCGCTCTGCGCCAGCAGAGGCGGCCTTTCGTCGTTCACCCACCAACTAGGAGTACCTGTGGCAGACAACAACCACATCGAGCTGGCCCTCCTGACCCAGGTCATCGTGACGCGGGACTTCCACGCGCTCGACAAGGCTCAGATCACCGAGGAGTTCTTCCAGACTCCGCTGGCAAAGGAGGTCTACCGCTTCCTCAGAAACATCTACCACGCACCCGAGACGGCAGGGCAGGTGCCCAGCCTGGAGTTCGTGCAGTACCACTTCCCGCAGAGCTTCTACCCGTTCCCCTCAAGCGACGCAGTTCCGGTTCTGGCAGCGGAGCTCCGTCGGCAGAAGGTGAGAATCGAGATCCTCTTGCTGGCTCAGAACATGTCCGAGCTCGCTGAGAGAGACACGATGGCCGCCATGGCCGCGCTGCGATCCGAGAACACGAAGATCTCCGCACTGGCGGAAGTAGGGCAGGACCTGACACTGGCCGGGGCCTTCAGGGAGCTCCAGGCGAACTACAACCTCGTGCAGGAGTCCAAGGGCGTCATCGGAATCCCGTACCCCTGGGTGCAGGTCAACGAAGAGACCCAAGGCATGCTGAACGGACAGTTCATCGTCATCTACGCACGCCCGAAGTCGATGAAGACCTGGATCGGCCTCTACATGGCCATTCACGCCTACCGCGACTGCCGCCGTCGGGTCCTGTTCTACTCCAGAGAGATGAGCCCCAAGCTCGTCGCTCAGCGAGCTGCCGCTGCCTTCTGCGGCGTAGACTACAAGGCGTTCAAGAACGGAACCCTGCAGCCGCACATGAAGGAGATGGTCTTCCTCAAGCTGCAGGAGCTCATGGACGACGAGCAGAGCATGGGAGCTCGTGGCTACAACCAGCCCTTCTTCAAGATCATCTCCGACCGAGGAGGTGGCGGGTCTGGTGGTGGCGGTGGCGTGAGCTGGCTGCACGCGAAGGTGAAGGAGTGCAAGCCCGACATCGTCTTCGTGGACGGCATGTACCTGATGAAGGACGACCGTTCGAACACCCGCTCTGTGGACTGGAAGAACATCGCCCAGATCTCGCAGGACATCAAAGGCATGGCGCAGGACGAGGACATTCCCGTGGTGGGCATCACGCAGGCCACGAGAGCGTCAGCCAAGGAAGGTGGGAAGCAGGACCTCACAGGTCTCGCCTACTCCGACGCCTTGGCCCAAGACGCCGACGCAGCCTTCCACATCGACAAGAGGGAACGCATCGACCAGAACACCAAGAGGCAGATCACCGAGCTCTTCCTCACAGCCCCAGGGCTCCGTGAGGGCAAGTTCGAGGGCATCGTCATCCACGGAGAGCCAGCCACCGACTTCAGCTACATCAGAAACATCACCGCTGCAGACTTCGGCGGGGGTGGAGGTGGTGGAGACGGCGGGGCAGAGTACGGCGGCAGGAGAGCGACGTTCTCTCGGCCGGCTATGGATCCGAAGGTCCCGACCTCCACCCAGATGGCACGGATGGGGTAGCTCGTGCGAGACCAGATCCTCTCTCTCCTCGGACGCTACTTGCCGGGGAAGCTCAAGCCGTCAGGCGATGGGCAGGTCGTCACCACATGTCCGTTCCACAAGGACGGTCAAGAACGGAAGCCTTCGTTCTCGGTGAACCTGGAGAAGGGGCTGTTCCACTGTTTCACCTGTCACGAGACAGGGAACATCAGGCACCTTCTCAAGAAGCTCAGCGTGCCTGCGTCAACCATCGACGTAGAGACGAAGGCGATCCAGCCGTACCTCGATCGCGCCCGCACGCTGTTCCAGGTCGAGAAGCAGAACGCTTTCTCGCTCAGAGACCCCTTCAAGGCCGACTCGGTTCTTCCAGAGTCCATCCTCGGGGTGTACGAAGTCTGCCCCACGAAGCTGGTGGTGGACGGCTTCAAGCCGGAGCTCTTGAAGGAGATGGAGATCGGCTACGACCGGGAGAACAACCGCATCATGTACCCGTTGAGGGACATGTACGGGAACCTGGCCGGCTTCTCAGGAGGCGTGACCGAGTACTCACGCCATCAGCACCCGAAGTACCGGGTTTACCAGGGCAAGCGCAAAGGACTCGACGGGAAGTGGCTCCCCAGCGACTTCGGCACCTGGTTCGACCAGCAGGACGAGTTCAAGGACTACCGCTGCGAAAACCACGACTTCCTGTGGAACTTCGAACGGGTGTTCCCGAGGTTGATGTCAGACCCTGCTGGTACTGTCTTCGTCGTCGAGGGTTTCAAGGCGTGCCTCTGGATGCTGCAGGCGGGGTACAAGAACACGGTGGGGCTGATGGGCAGCTACATCAGCGAGCGGCAGCAGCAGATGCTTCATTTGGCTGGGTCAACGGTGGTGCTGTTTCTCGACAACGATCCACCGGGACAGAGAGCAACGAAGATGGTTGGAGATCTCCTTTGGAAGCCGCTGTACGGGAGGGTGAAGGTGGTGCCCTACCCGGAAGAAGACTTCGACACCCAGCCGGATGACTACGAAGAAGCAGCAGTGCATCAGATGGTTTCAAGGCAGAAGACGTTCATCGAGTACCTCAACTCCACAAGGAAGGGATTCACATGGTGATGTCATCGTTTCGTCGGAGCGTCGTTGCCGACACCAAGAAGAAGGGCGGGAAGAGCAAGGGGGCGTGGTACGACAAGATGAAACTCCCCACGGTCAACCCGGGAGCTCCCATCGTCCTCGTCCGCGCTGACTACGTCGACCCGGCTCCGTCTCCGGAGCAGATCGAGATCGATCCTGCCACTGGGCGGGCCAAGCCGGTCACGAACCCGTACTACAAGTTCCGGAAGCACGTCCGGGCCATGCAGCAGGGTGTGTCGAAGTTCATCGCGGACACGGTCTGCTCGCAGGGACTCGATCAGCACGCTCCCCAGCCGTGCGTCGGGTGCTTCGCGATCGACTCAGGGGACAAGTCGGTGAACGTGTCGGATGCGTTCGCCTTCACCATCGTCCACCTGGCGTACTACCACACGCACCCTCTCATCGACCGTGAGAAGGGCGGCATCGTCATGAAGAACGACAACTCCGGCCCGGTCATGATCACGACCGAGTGCGGTGGCCGTACCTGCAACTTCTGCAGGGTGATGAGCGGTCAGCCTCCGCTGCCTCCGCAGCCGGGGCAGGATGCGTGGCCGGGGTTCGATCCCCGCAGCCTCGGAACGGTCTTCGGCAAGCGTCGCTACCTGGAGCTCGGGAAGGGACACCTGTCGGACCTGCAGGGCATCGACGAGGTCATCTCGGCGCAGTGCGGCACCTGCCGCTCGCAGCTCATCTCCGAGAAGTTCGTGTGCCCCCACTGCAACAGCACGATCATCGACATGTCCACGGACGCCCGCTCCGACGAGCAGATCGCCCAGGACGCTCTCCGTCCGTACCCGTGCATGCAGTGCCAGAGGCCGGTGCTGCTGAAGGAAGTCGTCGGGTGCGACAACTGCGAGAGCCAGAACGCCAAGGCCCAGCAGCTCACCATCTTCGACGTGGTGATGTACGGCATGCGCCAGGGAGAGGGCACCAAGAGCCACATCACCCAGGGACTGCCGCACAAGAGCCTGGACGAGTTCGCTCGTACCATCGACCCCGCCTTCCTCGGTGGCAAGTCCCTGCGGGACTACATCGCTGAGATGGGCAAGCCGTACAACTTCGAGGAGATGCTGGCACCGTCCAGCCTCCAGGATCAGGCACAGCGCCTGAAGCTGCCGATGCCGAACGGCATGGGTGGCGCACCGCAGCCTCAGTACCAGCAGTACCAGCAGGGGCAGCCCCAGTACCAGCAGCAGGTCCAGCAGCCCGGTCAGATGTTCGCCGGTCAGCCTCCCCTGCAGCCGGCTCCGGGTCAGCCGCCGTACCAGCAGTACCCGGCTCAGCCGCAGATGCAGCCGGTTCCGCAGCAGCAGCAGCAGTACGCCCAGCCCCAGATGCAGCCGGGACCCCAGCCGGGTCCGCAGCCGTTCATCCCGGTCGGGCCGCCGAACTTCAACAGAGGGTAGTCGTCGGTAGCTAACTCAGGGGACCCGGGGTTCGTAATGGCCGGGTCCCCTCATGCCAAGGGACAAGAACTTGCACACGTTCGACATGACGATCCCCACCGGAAGGTGGGTAGGAACAGAGTCAGAGGCGAGGCAGTGGATCGAGTACTTCTTGAAGACGCACGAGATGAACGATGGCCTGGGTCTCGACTCAGAAACCACCGGTCTCAACCGTCAGAGGGACAAGGTCATCGTCTGGTCTCTCGCAGACGCCAACAACAGGATCTGCCTCCCAGCGGAGTTCATCCCGCTCTTCAAGGAGCCGATTCTGGAGAACCCAGAGATCAACTTCGACTTCACCAACGCGAAGTTCGACGCTCACATGTTCGCCAACTCCGGGGCGGACCTCTCGAAGGCAGGTGAGTGGCGCTGCACCATCGTGCAGAGCTTCCTCAAGAACGAGAACAACCAGGGTCGGCACGGTCTGAAGGAGTGCATCGTCGATCACTTCGGCCGTACGACCCCGACCTTCACGGACACCTTCGGCAAGGTGCCTCCCAAGAAGATCGACAAGATCACCGGCCGCAACCTGAACCCCACGGTCGGGGATCTCATCAGGAGAGTCTTCACCCTGCCTGCCGAGCCGAAGCGTGAGAACTTCGACTTCACGCAGGACGGGGTGGCGGCCTACGACGCAGCGGTCATCGCCTACCAGGAGGCCGTTCAGAAGTTCATCTCAGCCGCCGACTACGCCTCCCTCGATGCCTACAACTCGCACGTCCTGAGGATGCACTTCGACGAGCTGCTGTCCTGCATCCCCATCCACTCGCACTACCACCCGGCCAAGAACCTCTACGACTACTACTACACGACGGAGGTGCCCTTCACGAAGCTCCTCTGGAAGCTGGAGAGACGTGGCATCACCACGGATCGCGGCTACCTCATGGAGCAGAGCGGGCCGATGGTGGCCGAGATGGAGTCCATCAAGAGGGAGTTCGCCAAGTTCACCGGCCGGCTCCTGAACCTGGACTCGACTGCAGACGTCGGCTGGTTCTTCTTCGATCACATGAAGAAGGTGCCCATCAAGATGACCAAGGGCGGAACCTCTGGGGTGAAGAAGCCCTCGACGGACTTCGACGTCTTGGACACCTGGGCAGGCCAGGGCGACGAGTGGGCTCAGAGGCTGCTGAGGTACCGGACCATCAAGAAGACCCACGGCAACTACGTCGAGGGCCTGCAGGACTGGCTGGACCCGTACTACCGCATCCACACCACGCTCAACCAGACCGGTGCCGTCACCATGCGCCTGTCTTCGTCCGAGCCGAACCTCCAGAACATCCCTCGCGTGAGCGAAGACCGGTTCCACATCCGGGAAGCCTTCACCCACGGCCCTCGGATGAAGCTGGTCATCGCCGACTACGAGCAGTTGGAGATGCGTCTCATGGCGCACTTCTCCGGCGACGAGAAGATGATCGGAGCCATCCGAGACGGGACCGACCTCCACTGCCTCACCGTGGCGGAGATGTACGGGATTCCGTACGACGACGTGATGAAGGCCAAGAAGGCCGAGAAGGCCGTCAACGAGGGGAAGCGGGACGCCCCTCTGACCGAGCGGGAGATCGAGCTCCTGTTCTACCGGCAGGCTGCAAAGGCCACCGGCTTCGGCATCATCTACGGCATCGGTGGTGCTCACCTCGCAGCCAACCTCACGCAGGAGCTGAAGAGGCTGGTGACCGAGGAGGAGGGCTTCCAGCTCATCAAGAAGTGGTTCGGGGTCTTCCCGGGCGTCAAGCGGTTCATCGACCAGGGCAAGCTGGAGCTCTGGCGTGTCGGCTACGTCGAGACCATCGTGGGGCGGTTCCGCCGCTTCGGTGACCTCAACGGCATGTCGAAGAAGGACGCCTCCCAGGCGGAACGGCAGGCAGGCAACGCCCGAGTCCAGGGCACTGCCTCTGACATCGCCAAGGCAGCCATGCTGCTGTGCGAGCACGACCCGGAGCTCAACGCTCTCGGTGCTCGTCTCCTGCTGCAGATCCACGACGAGCTCATCTTCGAGTGCCCGGAGGAGAACGTGCCGGCGGTCAAGGTGAGGGTGAAGTACCTCATGGAGAACCCGTTCGGTCCTGACCTGCGTCTGTCAGTCCCGCTCCCGGTCTCCTGCGGCTCAGGCGACACCTGGGCCACTGCGAAGTAGAAGACCAAGGTCCCGGCGTACACTCATGCGTTGACGGGTGTACGCCGGGGCATGGTAGGAAAGCACATGACCTTCATCGAACTCGTAGAAGCAGTGGCGGCGAAGACCGGGCTTCAGAAGAAGCAGGTGAAGGCCGTGTTGCACGCAGCATCCAACAGCATCGACACCCAGGTCCGCCTCGGGCGGGACGTGAAGTGGGCCGGGTTCGGCAAGTTCTACAAGCGCACCTCGAAGGCCAAGAAGGCCTTTGGACGTACCTGCCCTGCGAGGACTACTCTTCGCTTCGCCCCCTACGGGACCCTGTTCAAGGAGAACACCATGGAGAAGCTCGGCGTCGTGATGGATGACTCGATGGAGAAGACCGGTGCAGTCGGCTCTTCATGCCCGAAGTGCGGCCTGAAGCTGACCACCCCGGGCAAGTGCGACAAGTGCGGAACGGAGCCGTTCGAGAAGAAGCCGGAGCAGAAGTAACCCACCAACAACAGGAGTTCAGATGGCCGCCAAGAAGTTCAAGAAGGGCGCGGATGCTGCACCTGCGCCCAAAGCCGCTGGCAACAAGAAGAACCTGGTCCTCCCCTCCAGGAACGAGCTGGCTGCAGCTCTGATGGAGCAGATGAACCACAAGATGAGGGGCCGTGCTGAGATCTGCTCAGCGTCCGATCTCTCGATGCCGTACATCACCAAGAGGCTCCCCAGCGGTCTGCTGACACTGGACCTGGAGCTCAGGGGCGGGTTCCCGTCCTGCGGCGTCTCCCAGCTCGTCGGCCCGAAGAACGCCGGCAAGAGCTACATCTACTGGCAGGTCATCCGACAGCTCCAGGCCATCCTGGGCGAGAAGATGATGGTGCTGCTGGCGATGAACGAGATGCGCTCCGACAAGACCCAGGGGCGCAAGGCAGGGGTGAAGGTGGCCCTGGCCCAGGAAGACATCGACGCTCTCGACGACGCTCGCGTGCGGAACGGCTGGCCCGCCTTCACGAAGGAAGAGCGGGCAGAGATGCAGGAGCAGATCGGCCAGATCCACGAGACCCACGCCGAGTCCGCAGAGCTCCTCTTCGACATCGTTCTCGCAGCGGTCGAGCAGAACATCTACCACCTCATCGTGGTGGACTCGATCGCAGGCCTGGAGTCCGAGCAGGAGTCCGAGCAGGAGTCGATGACCGAGAAGGTCTACGGTGGTGCAGCCAAGCCCATCACCCAGTTCCTCCGGAAGCTCACGTCGATGTTCACCATCCGGAACCAGTACGGCAAGACGCGAGACACCTGCGTCATCGTCGTGAACCAGGTGAAGGACGACATCGGCGACAAGACCGGGAAGGGCTACCGCACCAGCGGTGGTCACGGCCTGGAGCACGCCAAGTTCGTCGACATCTACCTCTCCAGCGGGAAGATGCTGGGAGATCACGTCCCGGTCTACGGACCGAACGGCACCTCCCAGAAGTTCGTCCCGTGGGGCAAGGAGGTCAACTGGAAGATCGAGAAGGGGAAGGCCGGCATCCACGAAGGCGGCAAGGGCTCCCTCAACTACATCTTCGAGCAGAACGGCATGGACTTCTACACGGACACGCTGGTCGCCGGTGTGCAGTGCGGCGTCATCGAGGTGGCCGGCTCGTGGATCGGCATCCCCGATCCTGATGCCCCTGGCAACTACATGGTCCGCTGTCAGGGCTCGGAGAAGTTCACCAAGGCTCTGAGGGACGACGTGGTCGAGTCAGCCCAGACGGGTGAAGAGTCGCTGATGAACTACATCCGCGACCAGTGCTTCAAGAAGAAGGACATCAACATCACCTACAAGTGGGATCAGTGACCCATGCGTGCAGCTCTCATCATCCGTGCAGAGCCGCTCACGCAGAACAAGGGTCTCTCTGAGATGATGGAGTGCATGGCGAGCCTGACGGCGATGGCCAAGCTGGTGACCGGACCCGTCAAGCTCGTCATGCAGCACAACATCCGAGAGGATCACTTCTCCGTTCTCGTGGAGACGCCGAAGAGGACCTTTGGCCACCACGGGGAGAGCTTCCACACCGTCTTCAAGAACCTCCGCAAGGAGGTCGAACGATTCGTCGACAAGGAGCTTCACCATGAAGAGCTACGTCCAGCGGCGAAGCAAGCTGCAGGAGAAAAGAGCAGCAAGGGACGTGGGAGGAACCGTCCAGAAGGGAAGCGGGTCAAGCCCCTTCGCAAAGGGTGACTTCAGGAACGTCGGGAACATCCGTGGTGAGTGCAAGTTCACCAGCAAGCTCGTCTACGTCCTGAAGGAGGAAGAGCTCCAGAAGATCAAGCTGGAGGCCCTGAAGGGCGGGTTCGAGGATTGGGTCATGCAGGTCGAGTTCCTCGGGCAGGTCGGCAGCTCCAAGAAGTTCGCAGTCGTGGACTGCCGGATGTTCATGGAGATGTGGGCCGAGGCGAGGCCCCAGGGCTACACGTCCCTGTCCTCGCAGTCGATCGTCCAGGTCGGCAAGAGCCACCAGCTCAAGGTGGACGAGCTCAAGTACGGTGCCGGCCTGCACGTCACCGAGATCCTCTTCACCGAGGACAAGGACACCGTGGGCACCAGAGATCCGGTGTACCTCGTGGTCCCGTGGCAGGCGTACCTCGACGTGAGGACGTCCTACATGGAGAAGCAGGAATGATGCGACCCGTCATCAAGCTTCACAACATCGCTCAGTGGCTGGAGCAGCCACCGCAGCTACGATCGCTCATCCTTCAGAACATCAAGCTGAAGGACCGCCTCTACAGGTTCCTGCAGGAACAGAGCAAGAGGGACAATGCGTTCACCGAAGCGGCATGGGCGAAGTGCAAGCGGTGCAGCGACAGCCCCTACCCAGGGTACGTCCTCATGGAGCCACGCTATGATGGAATTCACCCCTCTCAGATTGGACACCCGTGCTTTCTCAAGGTGTACAACGACATGGTCGGGGCCGTCGGAGAGGAGCGGATTGAGCCCCGACTTCGTCTCATCTTCGACATCGGTCACGCTGTCCACCACATGTTCCAGTCATACGGGGAAGCCGGGGCTTGGGGTCCTCTTTACAAGAAGGAGGTAGAGGTCAGCGGGCAGTACCAGGCCCTCGCCGCAGAGCTCATGCTGGAGGGCCACGCCGACGCCGACAACATCCTCACGGTCGACGTTGGTGAGCAGTACCCGCTCTTCGAGGTCGGCATCGTTCACGAGTACAAGACGGCGAACGACAACAACTTCTCGAAGCTGAAGAGGCCGAAGCCGGAGCACAAGCAGCAGGCCATGATCTACGGCGCAGCTCTGGACCGTCCGGTCATCGTCTACCTGTACCTGAACAAGAACGACTCGAACCTCACCGACTTCCCTGTCGAGTTCGAGCCGGCCTTGTGGGAGCCGCTGAGGAACAAGATCGCGACCCTCAAGAGCTTCTACGACCGCAACACCCCGCCTCCTGGTGAGACGGGTTTCCACTGCAAGGAGTGCCCGTACATCTTCGGGTGCGCCTACGCCAAGGCTGCTCACGCAGCCAGGAGGTAGCTCATGGCACGAGGAGGAAGTGGGGCGCTTGGAGTCATCACAGGCTTCGGGCCCCCAGAAGATCTGGAACAGGGAGCACGAGCTCTCGACGTCTACCAAGACGCCATGGCGAACGTGCAGAGCAGGGGGATCGTGTCCCCCTCTCTTCCCGCTAGCGGTTACCGAGGGGAGATGCCTCAGGATCTCACGTCACTGGACGATGATGAACTGGGCGATCTCCTCAACAACCTGAGCCAGTACACCGGCTACGTGGAGAGCGAGCTCGCCCAGGCCCAGTCGAAGTTGGACTCGGCCAAAGCGCAGTACGACTACATCTACGCCGGCACCAGGCTCAAGGTGAAGGCGGCTGCAGAAGGCCGCCTCACGGACCGCGACAAGACCGACCTGGTCATCACCAACGAGAAGGTCAGGGAGGCACAGGCGAGGGTCATCTACGCCGAGTGCACCTACCGCCTCACCAGGACCATCAGAGAGCAGGCCCAGCGCAACTGGGAGACTGTTTCCCGCCGCATCACCCAGCGAGGCCAAGAGGTCGAGCGAATGAAGCGGGAACACAGCGTGGCCGGCATCCAGGCCCCTGTGCAGATGGGACGGTTCCGCAGACCGGGACAGTAGCCAAGGAGACGTCATGCACTTTGTCAGCGAAGTGGGAGAGGTCCTCATGTTCAAGCTCGCAGCCTGGGAGCTCTTGGGGAGGGAAGACTACAACCCGAGGGACCTGTTGCGGTCTCTCCCCTTCGCTGACTTGGAGCTCATCTCGAAAAACATCACCGAGGAGACCAAGTACTTCCTCAGCGTCAACATGGTTCAGGTCGAGATGATGTACCGCACCGGAAGACTCGAAGGCGATTGGGAGCCGAGCCGAGACGGAGCTCGCTACACCCTCTCGCCGTACCAACACACCCAACAAGGAGCTTCAGCATGATTCTCGGAGTGATGGGGCAGGCTCGTGCAGGGAAAGACACCCTCGCTGACTACCTCGTGGCGAAGTACGGCTTCGTTCGGATCGCACTGGCGGACCCGATCAAGCGCATCGCGATGGACCTCTACCAGATGTCGGAAGAGCAGCTCTGGGGAGACGACAAGGAGAAGCCGGACCTCAGGTACGCACTGCCCAACGGCGGTGGCTTCCTCACCCCACGAGTCGCGTGCCAGATCATCGGCACCGAGGTGGTGCGGAGTCTGTACCCGGACACCTGGGTGGACGTCTTCAAGAGGTCGGCAGACGCAGTTCTGGCGGGCACCCACTTCTACACCAGGGCCGGGGGTCTGCAGCCGAACCGCAGGATCCTCCGCTACTTCACCAAGAAGCCGCAGGGTGTCGTGTGCCCTGACGTCCGCTTCAAGAACGAGGTGAAGGGGCTGCACGTCGCCGGCGGTCTCGTCGTTCGTCTTCGCCGAGATGGCAAGGACGGCAACGTCGGCATCAAGGGCCACGCCTCCGAGGAAGAGCAGAAGTCCATCCCGGACAACGAGCTCGACGGGGTGGTGCAGGTGCCGGAAGGCATCCCCAACTTCCATCAGGCGATCTCTCGGCTTATGGAGAGGCTGCCCACGAAGCGGAGAGTGAAGTTCGTAGCCTAGGAGAACCCATGAACCAGTACGCATGGTCGCTGATGGACGGAGGCCACCTACTGGTCATCTACCGACTGGACCCGGAGTCCAGGCGAGTGATCTCCTCGATGTCCCTCAAGCGGCCGAAGGGCATGACAGAGGCTGAGGCTGAGAAGTACTTCAACGACAACTACCCGAAGAGTGGCAACGCGGTGAAGGAAGCCGCTGACATTCTCGACACCCTGAAGCGAGGCAAGTGATGGAGAAGGGCACTACGGTCCAAGTCCTGGACCACGGCTACGTGACGTACATCGACTCGATGGGATCAGACGAAACCATCGTCGAAGCAGCACGCATGAGCACCGGAAGAGGCTTCATCTCGTGGGACCCCTACGAGCGCTGCAAGACCTGCGGAGCCATCTGGAAGCGGTTCGACTACACGGTCAAGCCTGGAGACGGGAAGCCGAGCTACTCCCTCCAGGGGATCTCCAAGAAGACCTGCGAGGCCTGCGAAGGGAACACCGAGGCCGCCACCGAGAAGTTCCCGAACGGTGACCTCGGGATGCTGGACAACCTCTGGAGGAACAAGCACGCCACACCGTTCGAGATGGTGGAGCTCGCCATCGAGGTGCAGGCCCCCATCATGGTCTTCCGGGAGTGGCACCGGCACAGGACTCAGTCCTTCAACGAGTTCTCGGCCCGCTACGCTCAGATGACCGACCTGCACTACATCCCCGAGCTCGAACGGATCGTGAAGCAGTCCACGGCCAACAAGCAGGGCTCGGCCAAGGAGATGATGTCCGACGCCGCTGGCATCCGTGCAGAGCTGGAGCGCCAGCAGGAAGAGGTCTACGGCACCTACGACGCCTGGGTGGGGAACGGCATGGCCAAGGAAGTGGCCCGCCTCAACACCCCCGTCTCCCGCTACTCGAAGATGAGGGCGAAGACGGATCTGCGGAACTGGCTGGCCTTCTGCAACCTCCGGATGCGTCCTGGGGCTCAGTGGGAGATCCGCCAGTTCGCCAACGAGGTCGGGAAGATCATCAAGGCCATCTGGCCGAGGGTCTGGGACCTCTTCGAGGAGTACGACCTCTACGGCGTGCACCTCAGCAGGACCGAGATGAAGGCCCTCCGCACCATGCTCACGACGAAGTTCAACGCCGACGAGGCCGGCAAGGACGCTGGGCTCAGTGGTTCCAAGCTCTCCGAGTTCACCAAGAAGCTGACCAAGGGTGGCCTGGAGATCCTGTGAAACGGCTCTACATCGGCTTCATCGACATCACGCAGTTCGAGGACAAGTGCATCGCCCAGGTCACCTCCGAGGAGACCGTGGAGGCCGTGCGCCGGTTGTTCCCCGAGTCCAAGTGGTGGACCGGGATGTCCAACTCGAAGGACTTCACGAACCCCTACACACCGAGGAAACCATGAGCGAGAGCGTTCACGTCGTGGGCTTCAAGCCTCCGGACGACAAGTGGAAGAAGATGAAGGCGGTCTGGGACGCCTGCAAGAAGGCCAACATCACTCCCCCAGAAGACGTGCTGGACTTCTTCGAGCACATCGAGCCAGACCCACTGGGCGTGAAGGTCGAGCTGGAAGAGACCTCCGCAGCCGAGGAGTATACCGAAGAGATGAAGTGGGGCTGGGAGATCAACGTCGCCAAGCTGCCAAAGGACGTGACGGTCCTGCGGTTCTACGTCTCCCACTGAGGCCACCGTGAGCGACGAGGAGAAGCAGTTCAAGGTCACAGACAGCCTCAAGGAGCTCTACACGGAGCTCGACAAGCACACTGAGACAGCCCTCACCAGGTTCAAGACGACCTGCAAGAAGGGCTGCACCAGTTGCTGCTACCTGCTGGCAACGGTCTCGTTCACCGAGGCCTTGCTGATCGCGGAGACCATCCTCGCCAAGCCGGACTGGCGGGACATGCTCCCGAAGCTCAGATCAGCGGCGCAGAAGACGGACCACGTCGGCATCACCAGGGGCAGCTACTTCATCAAGGCCAACCCCTGCGTGTTCCTGAGCGACGATCGCACCTGCTCGATCTACTCCATCAGGCCGGCGTGCTGCAGGTTCCACTATGTCGCCAGCCCTCCGGAGAACTGCTCGTACCTGGCACCTCCGACCGTGAAGACCATGGCTCTGGACCTCAGGGCTCTGGAAGAGCACGTCTGGGGGCTCAGCATGCAGGTCGTCCAACAGCTCGGCATCCCAGAGCTCATCGTGGGTCCGATGGCCCTGATGGTGCTGGCCTGCATGCGCTACATCACCGTCCCCGGTGACAACGAGCACGAGCACATCGTGAAGGCCTGCGAAGGAATCCGTTCCCCGTACCAGTGGATGATGGAGTGTGGGAGAACCCTTCGCGAAGACGAGAGCGAAGTGCCGGTACGCATCCCTCTGGAGGCGCTGAAGCCATGAAGGTTCTGAAGATGGTGTACGGCGAGCTCCCTCCGACGAGCAACAAGATCTACTTCCGAGGGACGATTCTCACGAAGAAGGCCCGTGAGTACGCAGAGCGGTTCGCCATGGTGATCGGCAGGGAGTACCTGCCGGCCATCAGCGAGCTCAACCCGCTGGCCATCTTCGCGATTCACCTCCACTTCTACTTCGAGACCGTGGTCAACGAGTCGTTCAACAACCCGAAAGTGCCCGCCTCAAAACGGGCCAAGTCTCGGTATAAGAAGTTTGACCTGACAAACCGCGTAAAGCTCCTAGAGGACTGCGTTCGTGATGCCATCGCGATCGACGACTCTCAGACCTTCATCGCGGCTCAGGAGAAACACATGGACCCACTTAACCCACGGGTTGAGATCTACATCCATGAGGTGAACCCCGCGCTGTTCGGCATTCCATTGGAGGTGATGATGAGATGAACTTCTTCGAGTTTGTTTCGCTGGTTGAAGAGGTAGAGACGAAAGAGGAGACGCAAACCGGAGTTGCAAGGGGCGGGCTGACCGTCGAATGCAAGCCGGACCTGATGGACCGGGAGATCATCCAAAGGCAATCTCGGGTCGTCTGCCTCACCAAGCCGTACGAAGCCTGCAGCTACTGCCCCCATGCCTCCTTCACGATCTTGTTCAAGACGAACAAGGAAGAGCGCACGGAGCAGGTTGCCTGCCCAAGATGGACCAACGCCCAGAGGAACCTGGGACAGTCTCCGGACGGCTACGTTGCGGTGGAGATGGCGACCTGTGCGGACATGCCGTTCGAGTTCTGCCCGAGTTGCCCCTCCAGGAAGAACGTAGCGGTCACAGGAGCGGACAAGGCGAAGCCGGGCTGGTACAGCCGCTGGCACCGGGTCACGAAAGACGAGGAGGAGGACGATGATTGACGACAGCATCCTGCTGCAGTGCAACGAGACGGAGCTTCTTGAGATCGCTCGTCGCCAAGGGCTCGGAATCCTCAGGAGAGGCCTCCACCTGGACACCTTGAGAGCCCTCGTGTCAGGGCAAGCTGCTATGAGTCCAGAGTTCCTTTCCGGGACGATGGAGACACGAGGGAGGCTGGAGAAGTTCATCTACGACAACTTCGGCGTCACTAGGAGCCAGTTGCCGGGCTGTAACGGCCACTGTCCCACCTACAACTGCTCGGACGGGAGGCATGCAGTCTGCTTCTCCCCGAACGTGAAAGAGGTCCAGTGAGATGATCCTCAAGGGAGATTGCCTGAGCTGCACCAGGGTGAGCTCCTGCTCAGTCACGAGTGCAGAGAAGATTCGAGGGGGATTCACCTGCCAGATTTTCGAGGGAGTCCCTGAGCCGGAGTACATCGCGAGGTTGGAGCTGATTCGGAAGTACGGTGAACCACAAGCAGTGCAGGCCATGTTGGATAGGCCTGTTGAGAAAGGAGACGAGGAAGATGCCTGACCTGAACTACGAACTCGCACCGAAGCCGGGGATGCCCGCAAGCCAGCGCAAGGCGGAGCTGGATGCAGCCCGGTTCGTGGCGGTTCGAAACCTGGCGTACATGCAGTACAAGAAGCCCGATGGCAGCGCCCTGATGACGTACCAGGAGACTCTGGACAACAGGGAGCTGGTGAAGACCGCCATCATCAACTACGAGATCAGCCAAGGACTCCTGGTGAACGATCTCGGAGCCGCAGTTGCCCCCTCCACACAGCAGCCTCAGATGCAACCCACGCAGAGCATGCCGACCATGACGGTCGCACAACCGAACGGAGCGCCGATGAACCAGCCGCCGATGTCCTTCCAACCGACGCAGCAGCCTCAGCCCCAGGTGTCGCCTCAGGCGTTCGCCCAGATGCCGATGGCTCCGCAGCAGCCGCAGCCGTCGTTCGCACCTGCCCCGCAGATGCAGCCCCAGCCCCAGGGTCAGCCGCAGATGCAG